GTATAGTGCCATAATGTTATTTTTTTATTTTTTACCAAAAAGGGTGGCAGTTGTACCACCACCCTTAAAGGACCTATTAATATAAAACATGAAAGAAAGCCAGTATTACATACCGAATCCTAAGAAGTCCGCAACAGGTGTATAAGAACCATCAAGGATAGATATAATTTCTGTGTCAAAAGCAGCGAAGTTTGCAGCAAGCTCATCTGCGTAAATAACTGCGCGAGCTTCGATAAATGCTCTTGCGCCATTAGCTACTCCACGAGTAGTTGTGTAACGAAGAACTAAATCGTAAGTTGAGTACTCAGCAGTTGGAGATACACTAACAGTTGGTATACCTGCAGCGATAAGCTGTGAAGGAGTTCCTGACGGGAAAACACCTGGAGTAGTGTTATTTAAAGTAACTGTTGAAGTAGCCGTAACAACTGGAATACCATCTAAAGCAGTAACCGAAGCAGCCGCTTGAGTGATAGTTAATACAGCACCTGCATTAGAAGATGTAAATCTAATAACGCCATCCCAAAGGTCAGCATTAATTAAAGCCTCAAACTTTTGAGCAAGAGTAGTTCCTGTTTCACCTGAAGTAGCGGTATAAACCGTGTAGGTGCGGATTCTTGAAAGTTGGTTAGAGTTTTGACCTCCATTAGGGAAAGCCAAGTGGTTTGGCAACTCTAAAGTTACAAAATAACTTGTCGAAGGAACCGGAACGGCTGGGAAAGTAGCGTCCCATTCTGCAGCTGTTCCTACAGCATAAGGTGATACGGTGTAAGAGATACCATCAGAGAGCTTGATTGCTCTACCAAGATCTGTTACGGATAAATTTCCTTGAGCTAACGTAATGTCAGCTGCCGCTGCCTGAATCGTATTCAGAACGGTGAATTGAAAAACTGGTTGTGCCATTTTTTTTGTTTTTTAAATTAAACGAAGTTTTTAACTTGATCCCACTATGGGACGGTTTATGTTCGCAAATTTAAAAAAAAATATATAACTTAAACAACAACTTTAGATATTTTTATTAACCAACTATCCTATAGTATGTTATTTTCTATATCCTTCCTCACCAAAACATCAATCGAAGTGCCGTAATAATCACTTATAGCAATAAGCCCCAAAATCTTTGGGGAACATCTTCCTTCCTCATAAGAGGCGTAAGTACCCTTCTCTATATTCATGGCATCCGCCATCTCTTGTTGGGTTTTACCTGATAATTTCCGGAGGTACTTAAGGTTTTGTTGGAGGTTAATCATTTTTTTTATTATTATTAGTTACGTATTCAGCACATCCAAAAGGAAACAAACAAAGTACAACAAGTCCCCAGAATAACTTATAAAGAAACAAAGGAAAAAGTCCCCTTAAGAAATTCCTTGTTTCTAATATTTGCACGATCCAACAATCTTTTAAATTGAAGTTCGGCAACCGCATTGTACCGTCAGTTATCAAAAGAACTGAGGTTAGTTGGTTTATTTAGTAGGTAAGGTATATCTCTGCCCAAAGCTATATAAAACAAAAAACCCATACTTTAGCGAAGTACAGGTTTTAACTGTTGGGTTTTTTGCGGTATTTCTACCAATATGTTTTAGAAAAAATCCTAAGTAATTTTTGTGCTTCGCTAAAAGTACAAGGCAAAGATAAATAAACTTTTTAAATTGGCAAGTCATCCGATGTAAATTTTTTTTCAGGAACCTTCATCCCATCCAAAGGATCTATCAAAATCCTTCCCTTCTCCCTCATTTCGTTGTCTTTAGGAAGAGTACCTTCTTTTTGCATTTGGGTGTAATTCTCCAGCTGACGGTTGATACATTGCTTTAAATGGTAGTCCATGGTCTGCCAAAGCTTATCCGTCCGCACCCAATATAGGTAACTTATCTCCTCCGTTCTAATCATAGTGGAGATTATTACCCCCTTATATTTACCGAAAGGAAATATCATATTCTTATATTCCGTCTCCATAAAAGGAGCCATTTTAAAGGTGGGTATCTTTCGAATAAACTCATTACACTTGCCACAGAAGATGGAGGCGTTACTTGTCTTTATAGTAACAGTAAAGTCTATTTGGTTGCCACAGCTCCCGCAATCAAGGTGAACTTTTTTAAATTTTTTAGCCACTTAAAGTATTGGTTTAGATAATCTTTATAATAAATTAGTAATCAGAATATCTATATCCGCTTTTGTCTTAGCAAAATACTTCCTTTTCGACTCCTTAATATCCGTTTCCTCAATAGCCATAAACATAAGGATAGCTGCAGGAATATCAAATATTATTGCCAACCCATCAATAAGATCAGGAGAGGGATTGCGCTCCCCGTCCTCCATCATGTGAATGTAAGGGCGAGTTACCCCAAGGCGGAGGGATAGTTCCTCTTGAGTCATTTTGTTGTCTGTTCGTAGCTTCTTTATTACCTTTCCTAAGTTCATAGTGCTTTGCTATTATTTGATTAATTGACTTTTCTAAAACCATACGTGTAAGACCATCGAGCTTATAGTTATTTTCGAAATAAGTTTTGATAGTATACCTGGAGCATTTCAATTCCTTCTGTAGTTTACCTACCGAATAATCCATTTTATGAAGGTGGCGGAGCTGCCTAAATAATGAAACTGGACTCATGCGTTCTTTCCAATTACCCAAGAAACAAGGGAAATACTTCCTCCGGCCATAATGTAGTCATAGACCACCGTTCCCTGAAGGGCAAGCATACCCACACCAACATAAACACCAAAGCACATAGGGCAGGAAAGTAACTTGAATAAAAAGGGTGATCTCTTCTTAAAGAAATTACGGAAAGGCTCCATTAGTAAAGAAAGAGTAATGATAATCGTAATGCCTGAGCATCCGAGAATAAAAAGAATCATGCTTGTCATAGTTTTTAATTTAGACTTCAAATGTAAACTATAAGTTACATATATCCAAATTAAGTTACGCCCATTTTCAATATTTTTCCTTTACTATCTACTAAACAGCGTCTTCTTGCCCATCCAGTTTGTGCGTTCTGCATATACTTGACCATTGTTTTACCGCTTCCTTGTATTGAAGATCCAACACTAACGGGTTCAAACCTTTGATAAGCCAGTACATTTATGTAGGCATATACGATTCCGAAGATCATGTCATCATAATCCCTTCTCAAATCTGCAGCTTGGTAGCTTGTAAGCCTTCCGGTATTCTGTGTCTGTGTACCATTTTTAGGAACAAGAGATTTCTCCACGAAGGTCTTTAGTTGCACCCAAAATGGAAGGCACATAATGTTATCACCGTAGCCATCTATAAGCTCCGAAAGCTTGGTTATAATCTTCCCTTTAGTCTGCACCTTGTTACTTATACCCCACCATTTTTGGGTATTAATTTGGAGGAAAGCCGGTAGGGCACGTTGAGGAGTGAAGGAAGTTTCGTATCCATTATCCTTCTTGAAATTGAAATAGAAGTCACCAATATTTGCCTCTGTAAGTTCCATCGCACAGGGGTTTGTTCCGCCACGATAATACAATCCGAGCATTAATACTTGCCCAAATACATATTTTAGATCCTTATCTCTAAAGTTTACGAAGGCAGAAACAGACATTTTTTGGGCATCGATAATTGCGGACCCCATCTTTGAGTGTCCCGATTCCGAGCTTATGGGGTCAGTACCTTGGTAGTATCTATGGTCATAGCCATCCTCCGGTTCTTCGATAATAGTAACGGGGGCAATCATATTTGAATCATCACCAACGGGCACAAACTTACATCCGATAATCTGATCCTGATTATTCATTATCGGTTCAAAATATCCATGCTTAGGCTTAGGGTCCATGTTATAGATGACCTGCATTTTTTTATTTATCTCTCCGACAGGAACGAGTGTAGATGCGGTACGCAGGAACATATCCTCAATAGACATAGGGTAATGTTGGTGGAACTGAACCCTGGCTATCTCTCCTTCTCTACCTTGAACGCTATAGTATTTTGCTTTTTCAGCATCGAACATTTCTTGTGTCAAACCTTCACGAGCAAAGGCATTGAAGAATATTGGGATGATACCGTAGCTAAGATTACCTTCATTAAATGAATGGATGGCTGCCATAAACTCCTCCTCAAAGGCGGTGGCTCCCATTCCCATCTGCCCTCCCGTTCCCCAAGCTATTAGCTGTCTAACCATAGTTTGCTTTTTCAGTACGGGGTCGTACCTAAACATTGTCGGTCTACCCTCACGCATCATTGTTCCGAAGATATCAAATAGACCAATCTCATCAATCATTACAATATCCGGTGAACCACCATTGATGGCATCTACAGCGGGGGTATCCACCTTAACGGACGAACCCATCCCTCGTGTTTTACCTTTCTCTTCTTTCTCTCCCAGCTTTAGTAGGTTATCTCTATCGTTAACTACGTGGTGACGGATAGCATCGGGTATCTGACCGAATGGCCATTTGATTTTATCCAAGAATATTTCGACACCTTTATCTGCGTTATGGGTAACGAATTTTATGAATAAGTTTTTGTTGAAGTTTATCTTTTTATTAGCGAATATCCCCATTACGGAGGTGAAACCAAACTGCCTTCCCTTACCGATCATGGTTGAGTATCCTCTATCGAGAAGGTGGAGGACAATCTTTTGACCTTCCCAAGACTCGAACTTTGTGATACCGCCTTCTCCAGAACCATCCTTTAGAACGCCATATTGATTGGCATAGAAGAGTGTATTTTCTTTACAGCGGATATGGTTTCTTTTTAGCCACCATACTTGTTCGTCATAGTCCTTACAATCCGCCAATGTGAACGGGTCATCCGCCCACTCCTGGGCTTGTTTACAGTATAGTTCGAATGGTTTATACTTGCCTCTTTTTCTAAAATCGATATTGATTTTTTTTATCCACGATATTAGTTCCGGATCGTAATCCAGAGGATGTTTATTAATCTTCCATTCTGAGGTTTCTATGGGCATTATTTTGTAAAGGCTTTAAGTAGCATTTTTATATTCTCTTTCCCCACAGGATTAGATGAGTGGACTGTCCATTTGGGGACGGGCTTTTTTTCATCACTACAATATTTGATAAGCCACATAGCAGCATCCCTGCCTGTTTTATGTTCAAAGGTTTGGTAGTGTTTATTATAAGCCGCCATTCCTTTGTACATATCCTTGTGATAGTGTTCTTTATGTAGGTCGTGGTCTAAGCATATATGATCAGGCAATCCATTTTCTTCTATCCAGCTTTTGAACTGTTGGAATGTTTTTACCCACACCACAGACTCTTCTTCCTCCCCCTTTACGGGAAGGTGAACCCTACCTTCTTTGAAGGGGTTTCGAAAGTCATCTAAAAATAATATTACTTTCATGTGTCGAACTCTTCTTTTGTTTTATCGTTATGTAGAACCTTATTGTTCCACGGGACGAAGGGGGTTTTCTTCTTAAATGCCTTCCTTCTGAACAGGGAGGGATTGAAGTAGTGAACCTCTTCGTTGATTAAAATTACCTTTTTTTCTATTAGGCGATTAAATAATTCCGCATAAGCTTTGTAGGTTATCCCGATTACCTTGGCTCCTTTTCCTATTTCCTTTTCCACCACGTTATCCCACCGGCAGGTATTCATAAGATGACACATAGCCTTCATTTCGCTTTTATCGTAGGCGCCTGTGGCCATATCTATAAGAAATCTATTTTCTATCATCCCAAAGGAACCGGACTGATTAAACTCATAGACTATCTCGCCATCATCATCTATTATCTTTAGCATCCGGATTATTTTTTGATTCTATAACAATATCTCGCGGGGTGCTTTCTGTCAATATTCGCCTGCAGTTCATTGCAACACGCTTAAAGTATCCCGTCTTAATTTTTATCCAACTGTATTCTAACTCAATGACTCTCTCCATATACCTTTTAAACTCCTCGACATTCATATCTCCCTTCATCCTATTACATTGAGAACAAGAAGGAACCCTATTATCATTACTCTTTATCCCACCCCTACTTTCAGGAACCAAGTGGTCCGTAGTGCGGGAGAAACTATTAATCCTATCACCACAGTAGGAGCAGGCCTCCAAGTCTATCTTACCCTTATATCCCTGACTCTTCTTAATCATCTGCTTTTAACCCACCCCATAAAGGCGAGGATAGTTAGTTTTGTGTTTTGGTCAAATCCGAATAGCTCCTCATTGTCTTTAATCCAATCCCTTACCTGTTGGTCGGATGGAAGTTGGGTACGTAGCACTAAATCCTTATTTTCCTTTTCAGGATACAAGCCGTTAAGCTTATCCATCAATAGGTCGTGGGAACGTCCCCACATATCATCCTGTTCCTTTTTCAGACTGGCAAGAAGTTCCTCTTCTTGTTTTTGTAACCAAGTGCCTGAGGGTATTTTCTTAGACTGTTCAATTTGCTTTTCAATACAAGCATAGTTAGTGCCATCATACAAGAACACTTCTCCCGTCCTTCTATTGATGAAAAAGTTTTTACCCATCGGTGGATAGGGAGCAAGAAGAACACCTCCTTCGTAAACATTGTTTAGGAAGTTACCCACTACAACCGAGATTTTTTCATCAAAGCATACAGCTACCTTATTATAATCCTTGTCGAAAACTTCGTAGATGGGAACCTTTACCTCCTCCTTTTTAGGAGTGACTTTATCTTTATTACTCATTTGGAACCCCCGTCTTACTTTTTGCGGATGAACCATCTTTCTTCTTTTCCATATTTATTAATTTATAGGTTACTAATCAATCCCCCGAAAGGGGTCGGTCTTTCCCGACTGTCACGATTTTACCTGTGTCTGACAATTGTTTTGCCACTCATTTCCATCCCAGGTTCAGGAACCCCAGTTATCCGATTCAGGGGGTCAAAGCAACAAGCCGGATGCTTAATTTGGTAGTGGGCACTATCTACCTTCGATAGATAATCCTTTCGAGACTGACGTTTATAGCCAATACCCACAACACGTTTAAAGAACTAATTATTGTGTAGGTTGGAATCGAACCAACGACTGCAGGGTTGCTTGCCAATTTCATACAAGGCCCCATCCGCTAACCATCTGCGGCACTACACAAACCGCCAGAGCCACTGAGTTTTTATTTCATGGTTGGACTTTCGTAGCGGGGGCAAGATTCGAACTTGCGATTGCCGACTTATGAGACCAGTGAGATGACCACTTCTCTACCCCGCCATAAATATAAAACCCACCAAAGCCCGTTAAACCCGCTTATTCATGGCGCTAACCATCCTATTCACGGGAGTCCTTACCGGAAGGACCACAGAATATTTGTTGCATGCTTCATAATACCACAAAAGTATAACTTTTATTTAGTTCCCAACCCTAAAACTATCACTTTCTTTTACTTTTCAGTTTCAAAACTATCAAATCTTGATACTTTGCCTAAAAAACAATCCACCCACTCAGCAACTTACAAATTCCACCATCTTCTGATAATCTTCTATATCTTCTATAAGGGATAGGGTAACCCCACCTGTCCTATCCCCCCACCGGACATCAGGACGGTAAAAGAGTAACCCAAACAGGTAAGGGAGTACCGAAAAGGTAGGGGGGGGGTAACATTGGATGGGTAGGGAGTACTTTTCTATGGGTAGGGGTAATATCCCAAAAAAAACTACCCTACCATTTTAAAAAACCAAGATCAATGATCAATCCCACCCCCTTCGGGGTTATTAATTATTGAGGGGGGGGGTTGTTCCTTCCTTCCTTTAGGGGTTGCCTCCCTTCCCTTCCCTTTGGGTTGCTTACTTAGTTTATGGGGTGCCTATCTTATTACTTCCCTTCAGTCAGTAGTTAGTTAGTAATCTATTAAGGGAATTCCCTTCCTTGTTATTGGGGTTGTTACCTACCTACATTCGTAGGAATGTAGAGAGGGGGAGTTATATATATCTTTGATTCATCGATTAAAAAGGTAGTTTAATCTACAGTTATTAGTTATTCGTCTAATATATTAGAATATATTTGCATAAGTAATTTAAACAACCTTACTTTGTCTCATCAAATAATTGATAATAATTAATAACCTTAAAATTTAAACATTATGAAAAACTTAAAAAACAACTCCGCAATCGTAAAGGCTAACTTAGTTAGAGAAGCAAAATTACAAACAACCACTACAAAGGCATTTGTTCGTGAATTAATTAAGGATGCAAAGCAAGATTATAAAAATGCTTTGAATGAATTAAGAGGGATGTCAGGAATTGAAAAATTTGTGCAAGGAACAGGCAAATATACAAACGATACAAATAGCCTCGAATTTAGAGCAAATTTAAAGGCTATTATTTTAGAAGTTAACAACCTGAATAAAGTTAAAATTTCAACTGATTTTTTTATAATTCAAAATTTCGACAAGTATTTTAGAAAATTTACAAATATTAGAGGTGTTGATGTGCCGAGAGAAAAATTTAACATTAATGATGTGTTCACGATGATTAACACAATCGTAACAGAGCAAACAAGTAAGTAAAAAAATAGGGCTTAAGGGGTTGCAAATAAACCCCTGTAAAAGTTGAACTTTTGCCCTATTTCATTGGCTTTTTAAGAAGGTTAAAGCCTAATATTTAAACCTTCATTTGTTCCTTGTTTTTTTGATGGTGTATAGGTAACTTAAAAGTTAATTACCTTCAATCTATTCTAATAATTTGCCGTTGGTTTATATTATTAGGTAAAAAATAGTTTGTTGGCAGTCTGCAAAGTAATTAATTTTTAAACTCATTAAAGCCGAAAAAATTTGTAAGCCTATATTTATTAATATAGTAGGCACAAATGTAACCGAAACCAAACCCCATTTATAGTGGGCAAAACTGTCAAAACGTGGACAGGTACAATTTATTGTATATAACTTAGTTGGTTGCTTCATTCGGGAGCAACAATATACGCACAATTTAACCAATAGTTATTAGGTAACAGATGGAAGAGTTATGCGGACTTGGAAGCGCACATACGAGTGCGATAAACAAGTAATGTATCTGATTTATAGTAATACTTAAGAGCATTAGAATATACAAACGAGGCCCCAAAACCGTAGTTGTATATAATTTCAATTACTTCCTCAAGGTTAGTGAGGTTAAACAAATCGTGAGCGTTTCACTCACTAAAAAAGATCCGAATGCCAGGCAACAGAAAATTGTCTGCCCATCCTTATGGTAGCAAGTGAAAGGTAACAGACTTTCCGCAACGAGTAAGCCGGTCAGTTCGATATATTCACAGGGTAACAAAACCATATTCGGTCTATTCCTGGCTTGGTAGGGGAGCGTGTGTTCGATTCACACGACAGGAACCATACAAACGTGAGTGACTGAGTCGATAGATTCGGAAGCAACATTCGACACAACCAAGTGAATAAATTGGTAAGTGAGGAAAGGGGCAACGGCCCCTTCCTTATTTTTATTGAGGGATTTCCTCAAACTTTCAAGGTCAAAAACCAAAAATAACCAAGTTAAATTATAAAATCCAAACATTATGAGAACAAGACTAACGAAACAAATCTGGGTGAAAGCCTCCGCCCCTATCAAGCCAATGGTTAAGCCTGTGGTTAAGCCTGAGCCTAAATTAACACGAGAGCAAATGATCCAAGAACTGACCGAGAACTTTACGGACGTTCAACGGGCTACGTTTGTACGCAACATTATCCCATTAGAGAAACGAATTATTAACCCTTATTTAGCATCACTATGATTTTATTAATTAACATTTCCGCCCTTGTACTATTTGTATGGGGTGTGATGAGCATAAACAAAAAGAAAGGCAACGAAGACGTAACAAGCGAAGCATTATCTATCGTTTTCGGATTTACTGTCCTATTATCAACCTTAGTAAACTATTAATTATGAATGCAATTAAACGAGAGATAACCGCCCGCCTTGAAAAGGAAAGGGAGGCAACGCCCATTAGTAAGGGTAAGGTAACATTAACGGCTAACCAATGGACTCTGTTGGTTGTGGCTATTATTACGGTGGCAACATTAGTATTAAATCAATTCGGATTAATCATTTAAAATAGGAGGAAACATATTATGAGTAAAAACAAAGATGTATATCAAATATACGACAAATACGAAAACGAATCTTGTGTATTATCAAGTGGCACTATCGAAACTGTTAGGGCTGTCTTTGAACAATGGTTATTAGAGCATATAGATAATAATGATGACTTTGAAAACGAAGAAGATTTTTACAAGCAATATCCAAAAGCAGAATTGTTTATAGGCGATCCCATTCTTTTTATTAAGCATATAGGAAACAATGATACCGAAATTTATTCTGGGTGGCTACTAAAACACTTATGTACTATCGAGGCGTAATTCAAAAACTAAATAAGGAGGAAACATATTATGACACAAGCAGAATTTTTTAAACAACACGGTCACGAATTATTTAAAGTAGCCGATGATTGTGCGGAGTATGGAGAGTTTTTAATTCTTCATCCACAAGAAATTAATTTAGCAAAAGAACTTCAAGAAAAAGGATACACGGTTGTATCTGTTCACGAAACAGAAGACGGAGATAACCACGTAGACCTATCAGAAAATTGTGACTTTGGAGAGCAACCCTACAAGTTTGGATATATGGCTATCATTAATAGTAATCAAGAAATAATATAATATTGATATGGTAAATCTAACCTACCAAGCGGGAGGCTACAAGGAAACGATTCTTCGTAACGTCCCCCTTCCTATTGCCAAGTGGAAGATGAAACAACTCAAGGCGTTAACTCAGTTCAAATTAGGAACCTTTAAAATAGAAAAAGTATGAAACTATTTACGAAAAAAGAAGTTTTAGATACCCTTCTTAAAGGGTATATAGATTGGATTGGTGGCAACCATAGAACTTTCCGTTGTGGCAGAAACTCAGCTGACGTTATAAAACAATTAAGTCAAGAGGACAACTTAACGCAAGAGAGGGCACAGGAAATTATTGGACACACATACAGAGAGTTAGAACTTATCTGTGACGAATGCGGGAAAGATTCGGATGCCCTTATTCGATTAGGAGAACAGCCAGACTATGAATCACGAACCGCTTCTATTTGCCAAAAGTGTTTAGCAAATGCTCAAGAATTAATTAACCCTAAAATATAAAAAAATAAACAAATCAACTAACCCAATCAAAATGATTAAACTTAAATTTATTTGGATGTTACTTACTCATGTAGTAACACCACAAGAAAAATGCGAAGGCAAACAAATGTATAATATCACATTTAAAGATGGTACTATTATAGAATATGCCTACAAAGAAGAAGTCCTTGAATATATTGAGACAGGAACCTTTGAATATAATGAAGATATTACCCTAAATAATTAAATCTTATGGAAACTAAAAAAGACATCATCGAAGACTTAATCCAAAGTGCTTTCTTTAGCATAGTTTACTATGCACATAATGTTGGTCATATATGTGGGGGTGGAGCATTAGGCAGTGCTGACTCAAAAATAAACACAATAAGAAAGTACGCCAAGGAAGAGATGTGGCAAGCAAGGGATACTAAAGGAATAAATACACACCACAACCACTCGGGACCTGGTCACGCAGGATGTAAGCAACTTAATGAGTTGATATTAATAAGTCAGGCATTGGAGATACCTATCAAGCCTCATGCCGAGGTGACGGTAGAAATGATGTTAGCCTTTTATAACAAGCTTTATGATGTGTGGACGGACACTATACCTGAAGGAACACAAGCAGAAGAAAATTGGTAATAAATAAATAAATACTATGACAGACTTTAAAAACCCACGCTACCTACCCACCGAGTTGCTTGACACGAATAATCTGAAAAGCGTGTTCGATGACTTTGTTTATTATCAAAACGAAGCCCGACCCGACCTCACGGAAGTTATAGTGAAAGTATCGGACGAAGAGGTTCGCATCTTATTTAACGGAATGCAAGTATGGTTATTCCCTGATGGTAAATATCTATTAGAATGTACAATGGGAGGATAAAAGCTTTTACTCAAATAATAATTCTTAAACCTTAAAACAAAAAAACAATGATTAAAGAAACACTTACCGTTACTGATTACGAAAAGAAAATAAAACTATTTTGTTACGGAACAATTCAAGAACCAGCGGTTCAATTAGAGATATTAGGAAGAACTATAGAAGGGAAACCCGATTCTCTCGATGGATTTGTAGTAACTCGTGACTTTTTAGTTGATGGTGATTTATACCCAAGATTATTAGAACACGATAAAGGGTGTGTGTATGGGACAGTGTATGAGTTCACGGAAGATGATATAAAACTTCTTGATGAGTACGAAACGAAGATGTACCACAGATATCACTTCACAACAAGAAAAGGAATTGATGTACAAGTATATAGTGAAGCATAAAAAATAAATTAACCTTTAATAATTCTTAAACCTTAAAACAAAACAAAATGATTAAAGAAACGCTTAATGGGACAGAAATTGTCCTAATGTACACAGGCAAGTATGCCCTGTTAAAAAACTGCACCCTATTAGATAAGGGTAACAATGACGGAGAATATTGTTTGACAGCACAAGCCGTAAGCCTGTTAGATAATCACTTCTGTTCACCAGATGACGACATTATTATCATCTGTGATGACGAGACAATCCTAATGGCTGACCAATCCCATTACGATGTAGTGTACCAAGAGGACACCCAAGAGTTTAATTATCGTGATAACTCTATATGGGGAATTGTTGGTAGAAGATGGAGTGAGGGATATTTCAGCGAGGATAATGATGAAAGATGTTCGTCTCAGCGACACGACCATTATTTTATGACTGAACGTATAGCTAACGATAACGACTACTACTATTGTGACCACTACCAAGACTATCTACCTGCCGATGAAATGTGGTCGGATGATGATGATGATAATGATAACGTGCCTAACGGCAACGAATCTTATCACGGTATGAGAAGAATGGATAAGCGAACAAAAGAAGGTTGGTCTGTAGGCTTCGAGGTAGAGAAAGAAGATGTCGAGATGGTAGGAGTCGATGCGGGTAAAATACACAAAGATACCGCCTGGTGTAAGGAAAAAGATGGCTCCCTCGATGATGCGACAGGGTATGAGTTAATATCCCCAATCCTTTCACTTATGGACACAAAGTACATCACCAACTCAATCACAAGTGTTAAGGATCTTATCAACGGTAACTATACGTCTTCGTGTGGTGGGCATATCCATATCGGACATAACGAGTATTCCCCTGATGAGATATTCGAGGGGCTATCAGGTTACTTCCCTCTATTCTATGCGATGTATGAGAAACGAATGGAGCAGACATACTGTAAAGCCAAAAAGAAAAAGGAGATGGCTTATAAGAAAGATAAGTACTCTGCCTTCTATGTTCGTGATACGACAGTCGAATTTAGAATACCTTCTGCTGTGAAAAATGTGAGCAACCTTTTATGGAGATTAACCTTCATGCAAATTATTTGTAAGGGATTCTGTAAGTCAGAAACGCAAGTCTTGAAAGATTTGGTTAACTGCAAGTCTAAATTACATAAGCATCTAAGAAAGGTTTATTCAGCCGAGCAGATTCTTGATAAGGCTAACAAGTTTGTCAATTACTCCCGCCTGTACAATGACTTTGTCATTAACAACATCCACCCATTTGTTGTGACAGAACAATCTCAAGAAGAATTAGCCTAATCATTAACCTTAAAAACAAAAACATCATGTGTATAGCAATTTTAAATACCCCGAAATATGTATTGTCTAAGCAGACATTAAACAATTGTTGGGAAAACAATTCAGACGGAGCAGGTATGCTCTATATTGAGAATGGAGTACTAACTTCCTTCAAGGAGTTAACATCATTCAAGAAATACTTTAAGCACTACAAAGAAGCTAAGAAGCGTAATAAGTCTTCTTGGTTTGTGCTTCACTTCCGTATCAGTACTCACGGTAAGATTAACGAAACAAATTGCCATCCCTTTATGGTCAACGATGACCTTGGCTTTGTACATAACGGTATCATTGGAGGTGTAGGTAGTAGCCCCGACTTCTCGGACACATACCTATTCAATCAAACAATCCTTAAGTCATTACCGTCAGGCTTCGAACATAACGAAGGTATCGGGAAGTTACTCTCTGACTTTATCGACTATTCAAAATTAATATTCCTCAACTCTAAAAACGAGTGGTCTATTATTGGTGAGAGTAAAGGACACTGGGCAGATGGTAACTGGTTTAGTAATGACACATACAAGTACGTTAGTCAGTATCTTGATTATGGCGGCACTAAAATAGCACGAGGTTCATACAAGTACGAGCCGTACACTATGAACCCTGTAAAGGCAGAGAAAAGCTATAAGAAAAACACTACCGATTGCGAGTGGTGTAATGATAATATCGCCTCATATAGTTTTGATGACGGTTGTTATCTATGTAAGGAGTGTAAGGACTACTTTGGTAAGCCTTCTGTTAAAGTAGATACGGACAAACCCGACCTGGACTTCTATGTAGACATACAAGACTACCGACTGAGAGTAGAGGTTAGCTATAGATACAATGAGGTGTATGTAACCGATGAGTCAGGTGAGACTATAATGGCTGTTGATGGAAATGACGTGGAGGATTTACTCAAGATGACTCAGGAGGAAGTAACCCGCTACGTTGAGTGTACGCTATTGTACGATGGCTACGACTATGATTATGGCTTTAATGACGGAAAGGATGAGTTATGAATGACTACCAACGCTCCCTGTTCTGGACGAACTTTAACTGGAAATTGTATTACGAGTATTTACGAATTAAAAACCAACAACTATGAGTAAAGCAACAATTAATCTTAATGGAGGAGATACAGTTTATCTCCTCCTCGGTACAGAGGCTTGCAACGAGTATGAAGATAATGGTATTGATGGCGTAGTAAGTAGATATGAGGATAACGACCTTATGTATGGACACCTTCAAATTAGGGAAGGTGATACATTATTTTCTGTCCTCAATGATATGGATGGATGGATGGATTGGAGAGTAATAACGGCTGAAGAATACGCCCTACTATGAGTGCATCATACAACCCCCGGGATAACACTAAGGTAAGTGTTATGTTACCCTACCTTCGAATAGTGGCTAATCAGTACAGACCATTAGGTAAAAAGCTATGCTTAAACGATCCAATCGATTGGGCAATTGCTGTACATAAATTCTTAGAACAAACTAAATTTAATTAACTATGAGCAAAAAACAACCATTCCAAATTATTTCCCCCGATGGATTCTCCATTAACGCAGAGGGAGGATTCGATACGTGGCAAGAAGCCCTCCAATACTTTGATGATTGGAAGAAGGGTTTCGTAAGACAAGGGCACTATACCAACTCAAGACGTGAGCAGATACATTTGTCTGACCTTGCGGATGAGTGCCAATGGATAGGCTTTGATAACGTGCCTACCTATGACTACCTTCCCGATGAGGAGAAAGCCTTCATTGATTCATTAGCATTTACACAAGAATAATAACTAACCTTAAAACAAAAACATTATGGATAATTTATTTTTACAAGCAATCGGAAATGATAAGGTTGAGTCAATCAACAAAATCAAAAGAAACAAAGAGTTTTTAAAAAAACTTATTGGTGATTTACAACAAGTATATACATTATTTGTTTCAAACGAAGACCAACAAAATGGTAGCCAGTTTGCCATTAAAAAAAGTCCAAGTTACATAAATACGATATTCTTCACCGCTGATGAAAATAGTTGTAGATTTAGAACAAGCCTATTAGGTTATAGAAAGGATGCAATACCCGAAAGGAACTTAGGTTGGATAACTGATAAGTACGATACTTGCAAAGGTGATGATAGATTTATGGCTGATGTTAAACAACCATTTGGGTACATTGATGTGGTAATTAATTTTACTGATGTTAGTGCAAACTTAATGGATATCATTAAAGATATTGCAAGAATACTTGACCACGAACAAGTTGCAAAAAGATTTTAAATTAGAAAGTTTTATTTAATATATTAATTTATAACTATGGAAGAATATAAAATGGTGCAATTTACCAAAGCCGACTTCGAATCGTTTAAGCTTATGTACGAGGCTTCCGTAAAAAAGAAGTTAGACTCATTTAGCTTTGGCGGAAACGAATACGTAACAAGCTACGCAAAATACTTAATAGAGTATTTGGAGTCAAGAATAAAATAGTGTTTTAAGGTAGTAGGTATGCTCCCTCCCTATACACGAAAGTAGGGGGCTTTTTTAAAACTAATTAGTATGGCTATTATAAAAGTTCACTTGGCAAAATACCTAAACAATAAATGGGTAAAAACAGACGATGTTAATTTAATTAACACCGATAAAATAATTGTGGCTAAACCAGTCAGCATAGATGTGAAAAACGGCACATCTTATACGAAAATAGACCTTACACACGCAATGGTAACATCTGTTATGTGTATTGAAACCGTTGATGAAATTTATGAAATGTCTAACCCTAAAACTAATTAGTATGATAAGTATAAGAAGAGAGTTGCAATTGTACCTTGAGAACGAGGTGAGAATATTAAACGATTGGTCAGTTAATAAAGCTGTCGAATGGGAAGATATAGAGAGGCTATGTAATAATTCTGAAAGAATGTTCCACCCTCATCCTGTTTACGACAGGAATACCCATTGGATATTTTCAGACTGTGTAGATATAGATCATCTCGAATTTAGTGGCAGGGGTTTCATTGAGTACACAGAAGATGTGGCAAAACAAAATGTTTCAACAATACTTAGTATTATTGAAAGATACAGAGGCGTAGTATTAACAGATTATATTTAAAACTAAATATCTATGGCAAATAATTGTAGTAATTACATTCTTATTACGGGAAGTAAAGAGAATGTAGCAAAGGCAGTAGCCTTTTGGGTAAAAGAATTGAAAGATGAATATGATAAGATTAATTACCTCACCGACCTATCTATATTCACCCCTGAAGAAAAAGAAAAAAAGGATGTGTACGAATCCTGTGGGACTAAGTGGATAGATACAGGATGGATTGATGAGGATATAACGGAGTCTACAAGTATCACCTGCGACACAGCATGGTCGCCATGCAATCCTTTATTAAAACGTATTGCTGAAACCTTTGATGTTAAATGTGAGAATGAATACAACGAACCAGGATGCGACTTTGGTGGTAAGTATGAGTGCACAAAGGATAGTGAGAGTGATGACTGCCTGAGCTATCTAAAATATGTGGGTAAGTACGAAGGAGATAGGCTTGGTTTTGAGTTAGATTATTTCGTGGAGGATGATAACCTAACTAAGAATATATTGGACGAGGTAAAAGAATTTCTAACCGATGATGAATACAATGAATACCTAACTAAAATTAAGGAGGAAACAACTAATGAGCAGACCAAAACTATTTAGCCAAATTACAGGACAGGTACATGATGCCTCCGGTATTGATAACCCCCACCAATACTATTGGGAGGAAACGAACGGGATATGGTATCCTATGGTAGGAAGTAAAAAGCCTGACTTGTATGCCCGTAAATGTAATATAACAGGCAAGGGAATGAATGAGGGTTATTGTTTCGGTAATGGTGAAGAGTACGCCATTGACGAAGAGTCAGCCCTTAAAATAGCAATGAACAGAGGTTATGCGTCTCTCGAAGAAGCCTTTGATGATGATGACTACTACTATAGTGATTGGATACCTGATGTGTTTAACGAAGAGTGCTACGATGAAGATGGTAACGTAGTATCTATACCCGATGGTCAGGAAGTTAAACCTATGAGACCGCCCCTCTCTATTGGAGAGGTGAGGGTTTTAATAGATGAATTAATAACAGCTATTGAAAGTAATACAGAAGAGTTGTGGGACGCAAACTTAAAACAAAGTCATCCTGCAATTAAACTACAATACATAACAGAAGAATTAACTAATCTTAAAAACCAATTTTAATATGAAACATTACACAATAACAAAAGCAAGCTTCCTTAAATGGTATTACAATACTGGTGATGACCAAATGCAAATTGATCAGGCAACTCAATTAGGTTTCTCAGTTATATATGCCTTGATAGATAAAGGTGAATGTACTATTACAGCCGATGATATTTGGGATGAGTGCGAAAAGTCCTGCATACCTTTAAAATATACTGAAGAGGATGATTTCGATTCTGACCAAGAACTCGGAGAATTAGAACACGAGTGGACAATCCAGCTTATTTAATTAAACAGTTAATTCAAGTAACCCTTTTACTCATCCTTTAACCCAACTCATTATGAAAAAACAGTAAAATAAACAACTTATTTTATCAACAATCTTGGTAATATAAATAACCTTTAGTATATTTGTCAAACCTAATAATAACACAATGAAGAAAGAAATCAAAGACCTAAACAAAGCAGTTCTTAATCTAAAAGCTCAGGCAGAGAAAACAAGGGAAGCCGTGGAAAACAAGCGAGAGTGGATGGAAGAGAAATCCGAGACGTGGCAAGACTCTGATGCAGCAGCGGATTTAGATGATCAACTAACCACCCTCGAAGATTATCTCGATGAGATTGATAACCTCGATGAATACGAAATAGAATAACCTATGCGGAAAATAAAAACAATTGTCATATCCCTGCTTATTGTAGCGGGGATAATTGCCTACTGCTTTTGGGTAAACCTTATAGCAGATAACGCCCCCGAATCGTGGACACCAATAGATAAATACATATTGGCTCCCGCCTATCTATTAGCCTACGTAGGAATGATAGCTATCTCTGCCATATCAATAGTGATGATAGTAATTATGTTCATACTTCGAATTGACCCTTAATAAAAATAAACATGGAAAGACAAGTTAAATTAAACTCAAATCAAATAAAGATTATAGACAGAGCGCTTTATTTGTACCGCACACAAACAGAAAACTTCTACTACGAATCAAAAAGAATGTTCGGTGATGTAGAGGAGAGCGACATAACATCTGGCGCTTGGGACAGGTTTGTAGAGGCGGAGGAATTGCTCTCGGACTTTTTAAATGGACAAATGGATATTATTAATTAAAAAACAAAATGAGTAAAGAAAAAAAACATCCCTTCTATGTAAGGAGAGTACGTATCCCTGTGGAGACATTGGATATCGTAAGGCTAAGAGTTCGCAGCCTTAAATCAAATGGCGATGGCGCATCAAACATTCAGTACATATCGACTGAGCTAATTGATAAGAGTGTGCCTAAAAAATTCTATGAGGAAGACTTTAAGAACACCTCCCAAACATTAGTTGTTCTTACCCCAGACTTCCAAAAGTGGGCAAGAGAGCAATTAGCAATATTGAAACACCCTAAGCTTTCAGAAGAAAGATTTATATTAAGTATCATTTTAGAACAAATCAAAAAAACAAAATAACATGAATGAAGTAACAGCAAAAATTCTAAACATTTTAGAAAACCAAAGTAGCTTCGCAGCGAAGGATGGTAGCGGATTATGGCACAAACACGGAATCATCTATGAGGGATCATCTCAGATGTGGGAGTTATTAAACAGAACACCGACCTGTACGGAGTTTAAAGTAGGAGAGGAAGCATCCTTCACTACAGAGACCAAGGTGAATGGTAACTTCACTAACTACAAGATTCGCCCTAAGTCGGCTGCACCAAGCGGAGGATTTAAGCCAGGCTTCAAGTCAGGTGGCGGAGGATTTAAGCAAGCTGATCCAAACAAAGAAAGACGAATTGTTTTAGAGTCTATTTTTCAGTCAATATGTAATAAGACACAAGGATCAACGGTAACGGTTGACCAAGTGTGGTCCGCCACAGAAAAGATTTACGATAAGCTAATGTCGTTGTCTTCTATCCCCCACAAGTCAGAAGGGGCGGTTACTCCTGCACCCGTAGCACCCGTTGTAGAGGTGGCTCCTGCGCCTGTGCCTGCACCGGTAGTACCTAAGCCTGTAGTGAAGAAGGCTGCGCCTGTAGTACAACCAAATCCGTTGGAGCAATTTAATAACGAGGAGCCTGATGATTTACCTTTTTGATATTCAGTAAGTTAAACATTATTAATTAAATAAAAACTTTAAATGAAAAAACTATTTAGAAATATTTTTAAAAATAAAATTAAAACACTTCCCCCGAATAAGGGGGTTGTGCCTCCAATCTTACGAATTAACCCGGACTCAGATAAGATACATGATGTCCTTGGTATATCCGATGAGAGAAACGAAGCTCTTGGTGGTATCGTTATAGATTTATTAACCGAGCTGAATGACATAACCCTTGTTACGGAAAGGTTGGCTACCATTTGCCTTCATCAAAATGAGTTTGCCTATACAATGTATTTACTTAGTAAGGCAATTCACTCTCCGGATATGCAGTTAAACCGAATGATGATTGAACTAACTAAAAAAAACACAAAGTAATATGACGGAATCAATTGACCAAATCACCTCCCTCGTAACAGAAGTTGAAGAGGGTAACGTAGATGCACTAAAGGCTTATATAGACCTTATGCGATTGAATAAAGTATTAGAGGCATCATTGGCTCAAATAAAAGAATCAGCCATTAAAGAGGCTAAAAACCACAGTAAGTCTTTTGAGTTCTATGGAGCCAAGGTAGAGGTTAAAGAAGGATCCGCCCGATACGATTACAAAGGAGTATCACAATGGGTTGCCTTATCTGAGAAGATGAAGGGGGTTGAGTCTGCGGCCAAACAACGTGCGCTTAATCCTAATATTATTATGGCGGACGCAGACACAGGAGAGGAGATTCTTCCTGCAATAGTTAGTTATAACAAAGAGACAATAGCTATAACTCTGCCTAAGATATGATAGGGGAGTTCAACTCAACAATCCGAGTGTATGAGGATGGGACATTTAAGATGTTTAACAAAGATCTTTTAACTAAGTTCCTGTCCTCCCACATCGGGGAGACCCTTGATATTATTGTCCGGAAGAAACGTACCGGCCAACAGAATAAATATTTTTGGGTGGCTATGCAGATAGTAGGTGATGAGCTGGGCTTCTCTAAAGAAGTGGCTCACGATATTTTCTGTAAAATATTCCTAACAGAGGAAGAGGTATCCGAAAAAACAGGAGAGGCTTTTACTCGAATAAAAGGAACTCGGGAGCTTTCAAAATTGGAGATGATGAAGTTTATTGACCAAATCATTATCTATTGTGCGGATGAATTACATATTGTACTCCCGGAGCCTGGAGAAAAATTAAAACTAAACATTGAATAATATGAACAAACAATTTAACAAACTAAGCAACCAAATATTTAAGGCTGCCGACACCTTCGGTTGTAAGGTACTCCACCTCCAGGAAGGGGGTTCTCAGGTAAGGGCTACCTGTGAGTATGGCGGTCATCACTTTACCTTTATTCATAATGAGGGTATAGCCAATGCGGATATTATCCTGTCAATGAGTGAGGCATTAACATTAGCTAAAGCTAAGGGGAGGATTGGAGTATGACAAAGAAATATAATCCACTACCTCTTCTTCAGTATGCTAATCATATCATACCTGATTGGTATAATAATCGTAAGGCATTATCATATATCAATATCCGATTGTTAAGCATAGGATGGTGTGTAAACTGTGGTAATACAGAAACAGTCGAAGTAACCAAAGACTGCGGTAAACCAAAATCCTATTGTTGTGGGGGATGTACCGAGATTGTTCAATGTGAAAATTGTAAATAACTAAAAACTAAAATAATATGAAATCAGAAGATACATTTGAAATCGAATCTATTAAGGTTCAGTCTAAAAACAATGATGCAAAACTAAAATTCCAAAAAGTTAAAAACACTATCATGAAGATGGTTGCTTTGGATAAATATCACGAATCATTCTTCGTCCCCAACGAATATCTCTCATTAGCTTCAGTTAGGAATTTCAGTTTGGATGATCCGGAAATGAAGGGAATTAAGGTCGCTTTATCCGTGGTTAAAGAACCTGTAAAAGGATGTAGGGTTGGTATCAAAAAATAAATTTGTGGGATTAACTTTTATTCCTATCTTTGAAATCTAATACACCTGCAAGTGAGTAAATCAAACTATACTAATTTAAAATAACCCTACTGAGGTGGTCACTTCTTTCGCTTGCAGGTGATCGTGACCCCGCTTTAGGGAATATAATATTATGAATACAGGTCAAATCATAAAGAGCCGTACAACCGATAGGTTTACGGTAATCACAAATACAATATCTCAATCTAAATCCCTTACCCTTGAAGAGAAGGGGTTGCTTGTTTTTCTTCTTTCATTACCTTCTGATTGGGTTCTTTATAAAACTAATCTTCACGAACATTTAGGGGAGCAAAAAGGAACCGTTGATAGAGTTTGGAGGAGCCTTCAAGAAAAGGGATATGTGTTATCTGTAAAGTCTGTTTCTGCGGAAGGTAAGTTTACCGGATGGAACCATGTTGTTTATGATATGCCCACGATTAGTGATGATGAAATCCGAGATGGGGAAAAACCGAAACCAGCAAACGCTGATGTCGGTAAAAGTGCCCCTATACAAAGAACTAATCTTAATACAAATACTAAAGAAGATACAAAGAAAGAAGAAGAGTATATGTACGATTCGTTTATTTTTGCCTTAAATGATATAACAGGAAAGAAGTTTAGAGGCGACTCAAAATCAAAATTACAATTCAAGGCAAGATTAAAAGAAGGATATACTCCCGAAGATTTTAATAAGGCAATTCGAAATTGTAAAAATGACGATCATCATATTAAAACAGGCCTCGTGTATTTAACTCCTGAGTTTATTACACGCCCCGATAAACTTAGTAGGTTTTTAAATAGTGCAGTTACGGTCAAGAAATTCACCCCCCCGATATGAAGAAAATTGAATGGAAGGATATTAACCTTGGCGGAAAGAACTCTGGGAACATTAAGACAAAGTGCCCGGACTGTAATCCAACAAGGTCAAATAAGGCAGACAGATCTTTATCGGTAAACATTGACAAGGGCGTGGCCCTTTGTCACTACTGTGAGGCGATATCAATACGTGACAAGGTTGAGTTTGAAACCCAAAAGAAGTATGTGTTGCCTCCCCAAACGTGGACGAACTACACCGAACTATCAGACAGGTTAGTAAAGTATTTTGAAGGCAGAGGAATAAAGCAATATGTTCTGAAGGACATGAACATAACCGAGGAAAAGTATTATCAGCCCCGCCCCCAAAAGGAAGTTAACAATATTGTTTTCAATTACTTTGAGGGTGATGTGTTGGTGAATAAGAAGTACAGAGATGCGGGTAAAAACTTCACCCAATCCAAGGATGGTAAGCCTATCCTGTACAATATAAACTCGGCAATATTTTCTAACGAACTTTATATCGTAGAGGGTGAGATTGATGTACTTAGCTTAATCCAAATAGGGATTAAGAATGTAGTATCAGTACCCAACGGAGCGAATGATAACGATCAGTACTGGATTAACTCAGAACCCTACCTGAAGGATGTAAAGAAATTCTATATCGGGGTGGATAATGATGAGAAGGGAAATGCGATAGCAGAAAAGATGGCGCAGCGTTTAGGTCGCTACAGATGCGAACGGATAAATTGGGTAGGAAAGGATGCCAACGAGGATTTAATTGCAGGAGAACTCGAAAAAAGCGTTAAAAACACCACGTCTTATCCTGTTAGTGGAACCTTCACCGCAAAGGACTTGTCTGAAAAGATGATTGACCTTTACGATAAGGGGCTTCCCCCAACCATTCAGGTAAAGAACCCAACCTTTGAGAGAATGAATAATATTTTCAAGGCTATGTTTGGGCAGCTAATTGTCTGTACAGGAATACCTTCACATGGAAAAAGTAACTTTACGGAATGGTATGTAATAAACCTTTTGGTTGAGAATGATTATAAAGCCAGCTTCTTTTCGCCCGAACATCAACCGATGGAACTTCACCAATCCACCTTTGTTCAGAAGGTAATCGGGAAGAATTACTTCTTTGATATGGATGGAACACCAAGAGTTTCGAAACAGGAAATCCAACAATACATAGATTGGGCTGACCAAAAGCTTTACCTAACAAGCCCTGATGATGGAGGCTTCGCAACTTGGGATTGGATATTTGAAAAGTTTACCGAACAGATTTATTCATACGGTATAAATATTTTTGTTATCGATGCCTTCAACAAGGTTGAGTTTACCGGAAAGAAAACAGAACGTGAGAATATTAATTGGGCACTAAGTAGGCTTACCTCTTTTGCTCAAGCTCACAATGTTTTAATTGTTTTAGTTGCCCACCCCACAAAAATGAATAGGGATGGAGTTATGAAGATGCCGGACCTTTACGATGTTTCCGGATCGGCTGACTTTAGAAACCAAACTCATTGTGGGTATGCGATTCACAGAGTCTTTGATGAGAATGATAACTGGACAGTATTTAAAAACTTAAAAGTTAAATATGCCTTTCAAGGAGATATTGGTTCAGAGATTGAGTTTAGGTGGCACAAGCCAAGCGGAAGGATGTATGACAAGTTTATGTCGCCACAAACCCACAACCTTTTAACTGAAGCTCCCCTCCCTCAATTAAGGATGGAGCCTGCAAGGAGTTTTATAGAACCGAATCACGAATTTAATAATGACAACCAAGATATTCCATTCTAATGTTTCTAACCCTAACCAATACTAACTACGATCACCTCCTGCCCTCCAAGACGGTAATGGAAACCCAAGAGTGGGCGGAACCTCTATGGAATGAAAAAGGTGGAACAGGATTTGAACCCCACCAAAAGTTTATGGTAGGGGAAAAGGTTATAGCGGTCATTAATGTAACCGTTAACAAAGAATGGGAATCCCTCTGCCTATGGCTCGTGGAGGAGGGGGATGGTAAGACGCCCTTCTTTAAAACAGGAATTGAAATTGATGAGGCAATTAAAAATAATAAAATAAAAATTATATGACAGAAAATTTATCTTGGAAGGAATACCAAGAACAACAAAAGAACGGATGGAAAATCTTTAAAGAAAAACAAAATGATAACAAACTTTCCCCTCGAAACAGCGGAACTAACCCCCGAAGAAAAAAAGTTGGTTCCTCTACTTATACAAGGGTTCTCTACACACGGAAAGAACAACCCGATTAAGGAGCCGGCAATCATAAAGGCTATCAATGATAACAAAGAAAAGTTCGGATTGAAAAAGAAACTCTCCGGATCTCGCCTGAGAAAATTGTGTAACTTTATACGGAGGAATGGAATGATACCACTTATAGGAACTTCACGAGGGTATTATGTTTCTCACGATAAAGAAGAGATAGCTAAACAAATTACCTCCCTCGAAGAACGGGCTGCCGGAATATTAACAGGGGCTAACGGATTGAAAAAATTTTTATAATTAATCAAAAGTAAAATCAATAAACAAAACAAAATGAAAAAAACAATTTTAGCAATCGCGGTTGTAGCTTTAATTAGCTCCTGCAAAAAAGATGAGCCATGTAACTGTGGTATTATACAATCAGATAATGCACAAAATTATAGTGTAGTAATTAAAAATGAGTGTAGCGACAACAACAAGGAGTTTGTTCTCAGTCAGGGTGATTGGATGAATGCTTATGTAGGAAGCAGATATTGCATAACCAATATTAATAATTGGTAGTAATAACAGTACTTGTGCATGAGAAGTAGGGGAATTTGGCGAACGGTTTTGATGCGAGGGTGCATACTCAATTCATTAACACCATCGAATGGTGGCACAACAGTCCCTATTTCTTATACACAATGTTATCCGCAGTTTCCAATTGCGGAATCGGGGAAATATTAACTAACTAAACAAAACTAAAATGAGCAAAGAACTTGAAGAATTAGAAAATTGGATTGATGAGAATAAAAAAGTATTAGGCACAGGTAATTCTGAATACTTAATGAAATTATTAATGCAAAAAATTAGGCAACTCAAAGCATCAGAGAGGGAGGAAGTAAAAGGCTCTGTATTTATTCATAGGTTAAATGATTCTACATTCGAGGAACTATTGAAATACTTAAATATAGATTATGAAATACTAAAAAAAGAGCCATTTTGTGATACTGAATTTAAAATCAATATTAAAGATTTAGATTCTGCTATTTGGATTGGAAGAAGATTTCAAATGAACTTGCAATATGAAGAAACAACTAACCCTCCAAAACCATAACATGAAAACAGAAAAACAAATTAATGATTTTTTATCAGGCAAAGATGAAGTAATTTTAACAGATGAGTTGATAGAAAAACTTGTAAAAGAAAAAAAATGGGGAGATGTAAAAACATTAAAAGAATTGGCAAATATGGGTGCTAAATGGAATATTGAAAGAAACTCAGTTGTATTTCCTACAAATTTTTTATAAATAAGTAAGTATGAAAGACACAATTTTATACACGCCAATCGGTCTATACATATTCTTTGGAATCTACGTAGCGTGGTATTACCTGAGTGGATTAACGCTGCTGATCGAGGAGGCAAGGAACAGGAAAAGAATGAAAGCGGAGAGAAGGGGCAGACAATGAAGCCAAAGAAATGTAAGGCTTGTGAGAAGGAGTTTGAGGTGAAGAACTTCTGCCAAAAATATTGTTCACCCTACTGTGCATCGAAGCATAAGAAGCCGAAGATTAAAAAACCAATCCCTCAGATTAGCGACAAGCGTAAAGCGGAATTAAATTTCTATTCACGCCAACGTAAAAGATTAATCTTTGAGCAACTAAAAAAGAATCTGAAAACCTCCTGTGAACGATGTAATAAAATTGGAAGCGTGGAAATTCACCATCTTATCTATCGTAGTGAGCAGCCATACCACCCCGAGATACACAACACAAAGAACCTCACCTTAGTTTGCAGGGAGTGTCATAGCTGGTATCACGAAAAGAAATCCAACAGGGATGAGATTGTAGAAGAACGAGAACTAAAAGAATTATTTAAAAACTAAAATTATGAAAGAAATAGAAATGCCAACCCTACATATTCGCAAACGAATATATCATTACTGCATCAAGGAAAATGTAACAATGGAAAAGACAGCTGAATTTATAGACGTGCCATTCGAAGTAGTAAAGAGTTATGTTTCATTCTATACATCATCAATAGATGAGCAGAGGAAAATGAAAAACCCCGTGGAAGCAAAGCTTCTTGATCTCCCCAAACAACACGATAAGTTTACAGGATACTATACGGAATTAACAGAGGAACAAATGTTGTCGGGAGGAGAAATATATACCCCTGTTTATTCAGCTGATAAAATAGAAAATATGTCTGTTTCATATAACTTCGACAGAAGATCTTATCAAGAAAGATTGAGCGCCTATAAACCTAACCTGGATATCGTCAAGAAGTATAATTCAGTAAAAGAAAGATCGCTCCCTGAAGCAGACACACATTTTGAAAGATTAGTAAATAGATATCACGCAATAAAAAAATAATATGAGTGAGCAAATAAGCGTTGACCAAGCTAAAGCTTTAGCAGCTTCCGGTGGATGGGGTAAGTCCAAAAAGAAATCACAAGGCAATGGACAGAAGTATAACAACAATAAGGTGGAACGATACGGTCTAACCTTCGATTCCGAGCTGGAGCTATACGCCTATGAGATGTTAACCAAATTCAAATTCAAATTTGATTACCAATTCAAGTATCAACTATTCCCATCCCACGTTAATTGGAAGGGAGAAACAATCAAGCGGATGAATATGTTTATTGACTTTAGGATTAACCTTCCTGATGGAACATTCATTTATTTTGACACCAAAGGATTCGAAACGGAAGAGTCGAAGATGAAATATAAAATGCTTTCTTATCAACTCATAACATCAGGGGTGAAACATCAAATTATTTGGCTCCATAAAAAGGATGCGGTAATGTCGTATATCATTAACCTAAAAGACAAACTCAATGGAAGATAAAAGAGCATTCTTCGAGAAGGTTATCCACCAAGTAAAGTTGGTGATGAAACCAAACATTCGTAAGCTAAAACCTAACCACCCCGATCTGATAGGGTTCACCAATAAGTTTGATGCGGAAGGAAACGATTACGTTGTTCTTGGATGGATTCATTGGGACCCCACAATAAATACGAAAGTTTTAAAAGTAGTTATCTCTAAAAAGGATGATCAAGAGTTCGCCCAAAAACTTTATAAGGGAGGTGGCGGGGAGCCAGAGAAACCTAAATTTAAGATGGATGATGAAAATGATTTACCTATTTAAGACGTGTACCCATACTTAGGCTTAATGCTTGTCTGAATAGGGCGGGACACAACATAACTACCCGCCTTTTTAACCGCCTTTATATTATTTGGCTTGGGGGCTGTAACCTTTTTGTTACTTGAAGATGTACACCCGCACATTAGAGAACTATAAAAATGATTGTTGTTATAGCGAATAGTCCGGTTCCAATAACCTTTAAGACCTTTTGTTTCCTTACCTCTTTAGAAAGAGATTTAATTTCCATATCCCTTGCCTCTATCAGGTAGTCCTTCTGTTTAGCAATAGTCTGATCATTTAGTCTGATGCTTTCATATTCCCCCACCTGAGCCTCTAAATAGGCTGACTGTTCCCTTTCCTCCTCTAACTGTAAACGAACAACACTAAGGGTAGTGTCGCACTCCTTAGCGTCCTTTATTCTGCTTCCAATAATATCCAGCTCCTTCGATGTGTAACAAGAGAGGGTATCACCTTTCAATACCAAGATCTGCGCGGAGGATTGAGTCTTTGCCACTAATAGTAGCGTTAACAAAATCAATACGTTCTTTAACATAGATATATTTTATTTTAGATTCAATCAGGGTTAATTCCTTCTCACGATTGTGGGATGCTTCTAACAAAACATTTAGTGAATAAATACTGTCGAGGCTTTGCTTATTAGCTTTATACAGACTATCGATTATTTCTTGTGAGTTTTTGTCACCAGAAAAAACAACTTTTGACTTCTGATTACGAACATAAATGGCGGCAACAAACAAGAATGCCACAAAAAATATTCCCATTATAGCTTCTCTACTTATATTCATAACTCCTTATTAATTTTCTTTTCCTTCTGAATACTATTGACGGTATATCCACCATACACCATCATAGCTCCGGAAACAATCGTAAAATCAATCGCGCTAATTATGTCAAGGTTTAAGGCACAGAACCAAATGTAGGTAACTAAAACCGACAGAAAAATAAATGTGCTTTCTATTCTCTTCTTGGAAAAGTAGCTTCGTTCATTAGACCATAAAGCTCTCATCTCAATTACAAATCCTCTGTATTTTATTTCACTCATGGCACATAGTTTTCGTAAATGACTTTGCCTTTCTTGTAGCTCATTCGTAGCACCTGTCCACGATTTACACCTTCTAATTTTTTAGAAACGTGTACCCAATCCGGATTATCTTTAGTACCTGCCTCAAAAATTAATTGATCGAATACAAGGTTATCCTTGATGTAATCGAATATCTCACGATTAGTGGGGGATGAACCATCATTATCAATATCCATAGCCTCACCCCTTACGTGTTGAGAAGTAGAACTTCCACCAACAGCAGAGTTTAATTCCTCTGACCTAAAGAAAGAAGATACTTTAATTGGTTTACCAAAGTGACGTCTTGTAGGTTCAAAAATAGTTTCAGCTAAAGCCTTCATCTTAGAAAGCTGATATTCGTTTGGCTCGTTCTCTATACCTAACCTAATAGCGGTATCACTTTTAGTAGCCTCCTTATAGGTGATGTGAGCGGATATATTTTCCATTAAGCTCGTTTTTTACTTATTGCGTCAAGGATTTTTTCTGTGTGAGCAGTCTGCTCTTTACGCAGTTCAGCTATTTCTTTTTCAAGCTTCTCGTATGACTTAATATTGTCATCCCTAACCCTGTCTATACGGGCGTGGGTAGTTTGAATTTGTTTCTCTACCATATCCATGATTTCCTTTTTTTCAGCCTTTCTACCATTGGAGGTATGGATCTTATACTCCTGATACTTTTCGAAAAACTCTTTCTTATCAGAGCTGTCCTTTTCTCTATGGTCTTTTAACTTTTCAGATAAAAATAAAATCTGACTATCAACACGGTCATCATTCCTCACCATCTTTACCCACCCGGCAATTCCTCCGGCAATTATGCTTAATATAATTATTATATCACTTAACGTAAAAGTTAAGTCCATAGCTGTACCGGAGTCCAAGATTACCATATTGTGTAGTTTTTATTCATCCTTTCTTTCAAGCAAGAACTCAATCAAAACTTCCGTTTGCTCACCATTCAGATGCTTACAAATTACATCACAGCTATTCTCTGAAAAAACAGATAAAGAAACTTCAACGTCTTGTTCCGCAACTTCAGACATAGCAGCCATAGCCTCAGCCTTCTTTTCTTCAGGGATATCATAAGCCTTTCCTTGTGGAGTATCTAAAACAATAGCTTCACCCTTCTCGTCTTTTAGGGATGATTCCTTTTTGATTGTTTCCTTGTCGTTCTCAAAAGCAATAAGAAATTCTCTCAGCGTCTTAAAGTTCTTTTGCGCTGACAAAATAGATAATAATGGCTTTTCAAGTTGTACTTTTAGAGTTACATTGCTGATAACAATGTTGTTTACCTCCATCAAGGCTTTCAGGTTTTTGTTTTTTATTTTCATAGGGTTAGTTATTTTTACAAAAATATAAAATTATTTCAATTTATCCCTCAATTTATTTCACAGTTATAACCCATTTCAATAAATCTATTTTTCGCATATTCAAGAGCCACATCAATCGATTGCGTTTCCGTTTCTAATATTACAAAGTCAAATGATAATTGATTGATGTCAGTAGTTAACTCACTTGTATTTTTATAGGCATAATAATCCATATAAGTCTTAACGGTAACGCTTATTGTTAAACCATCCTGCAAACAAATTAATGATGCTCTACCGTACACCGATTGCAATTCAATATCCGTTCCTTTGATGTGAATTGCTTTCGCATCTACCGTAGTAATTGTGCCATCTTCATTTGTGATTTGTGTTGGCAAACCTTTGCTAATTTCTAAACCCATAATTAATCTATTCTTTTATATTTTAAAATCGAACCTTTCCACGTTCGTGAAATTCTACCCGCTGCTGCTGCATTATTTGCAAATTGATATGATAAGGTAGCATTTGCTGAAGCTTGAAACGAGTATATAATTTTTATACTCGATAACAAATCAATATTTGCCGTTTGTGTACCTAACACTAAACTTGTGCTTGTCGCTACCGTATTTGAAGAATAAATATTTACTTGTGCCGTTCCCGTTGCCGTTGGTCCTATCATAAACCCCGTTCCTAACATTGTTCCCGCACTTACGAAAAATGCATTTTTATAATCGCCCGTTATATTGCTTGCAGAAATTACAATATCCATTTCAATCATATAATGACCACCCGCGACAACTGAGAATTGTAAATCTGTATCATTAGTTAATGTTGCACTATTTGTTACGTCTTGGTTTGCACTCTTCACAATTACTGTCCAACCTTCTGGATTCAATATTGCATCCCCAACAAAAACAAAGTTACCATCTGAACACGCAGTATCAAATTCTGCTTTCGTTCCTGACAATGCAGAAATTATTGTTTTGTTTTCCCATAATGTATTCGAGTTATTATAAAAAATACCTTGATTGTTTAATGGTGTAACAATTTTCACATCGTGAATCTCATCCAACTCATAACCATTTTGAACCCTTACGTATAATCTTCCCGCACTACCATTACTTGCTGTTGTAACAAAGCCTAAATATACCAAATGATTTGGAGCGTGTGGCTTTACCTTAGTAATAGTTCCGGCAGTTGCGCCTAAGTAAACAGGATCGCCATCATTCCATGTTGCCGTTGGTAATATACTTAACCCGTCCAACAAACCTTGCATCATTATCAATCCCTTTTGGTTCGCAGCAATCGATGTAGATAATACAAGCCCTACTGTTTGTGCCGAAGTAGCATCTGTGGTATTGTATGCCCGTTTAACAGTCAAACGGTCACCTTGTCCACTAAAAGCATATACAGGCATTCCTTTAGTAATAGTCACAGAATCGTCATTCGTAACATAAGCAAACAAACTATTTGGAGCAGTCCCAATAAGCTGAAAATTATTCGCAGTTGAATTATAAACGCACAACATTTCCGCTCCGGCAGTAATATCTCCACCTATTAATTGCCCATCATTGTTTCGATACAATGTTTTTGCACCGAGTGAATTAATGTTTAATGTGCATCCAGTTGTATTTCCATTTGTAAACCTGATAAGATACGCATCACCATCTGTGTATGCAGCTACTCCTGTAATTGTAGTAGTGAACGTATCTGTTCCCGAAGCTGTACCCTTCAATATTCCTCCAGTAGCAACCAATGGATTGCCCGAAGTACCATCTCCTGTAACTGTAGTTCCATCTACATTGACTCCATTAAATTCTATTACGGGATTTACGGGATCTGTATTGTCAACCGTTACCACTCCATTACCATCATCAGTAACTGAGTTGACTGAACCTCCACCACTAACGGAAATCAAAGGATTGCCTGGCGTTCCATCTCCTGTAATGGTTACGCCATCAACAGAAATTTCAACTACGGGATTTAAGGGATCAGTATTATCCGTATTTAAACCGGTAACACTTTGTACTCCTCCAACAATAGAAATATTCCCAGAGCCAAGGAGTGAATTTCCATTTATGGTTTTTATGTTTGTACCACTAACAAGTAAATCTTGTTTTGATTGAAGAGTCAACCATAAATCTGATTGATCAGAAAGGGTTCCTGAAATGTTCCCCCACACAGCGGTAGAGCCGCTTAATATTTGTAATCTCCTGTAATCAGTTCCAACCCATACATTACCAAAAGTATCAGTATAACGATGCCCGGATATAGCAACCCGGGAGTCATTAATTCTTTGTATCTCTGATAGAGTGTATATCTTGGTTTGAGACATTCATTACAATGATAACCATGTTGTAATATCGTCTACAGCAACCTGAAGTGCAGCAGGAGTTTTACCTTGCCACGTAGCTTGGTTAACAACATTGTCACATTCAAATCCCATAATCTGAGTTCCTCCAGAATCCACTAATGAGATTCGGGTATTAAGTCTCGGTCCTATTACATTAGGAGGAATAGTATTTCCTGATGAACGGAATGAAGATCTAACCATTGTTCCTTCTTTAGGAATGGTGGTCCAGTTTACCCCATTTTCAGAGACAGCAATATATTTAGTCCAGGCAGCATCAACGGTAATACCATTGCTTACATATAATCTTCTACTTGCCATAATTTATTTATTTAATTTTTTTTAATTGTAAACTCGAATTTCTATTGATGTACTATTCAGTAATCCATTAGTTTTTACTCCTAAATTATCAGTAGTTCCTATATTAATTTGATTTTCATCGTCTCTTTGAAATCCTATTATTGATGTTGGAAGTATATATGCAAAAAGATAAGTTTTATCTTCTATAAAAGCATTAGTTAATTGTCCAAAATATACACCAACACTATCATAAGTCCAAACAATATCACCAATAGTATTTTCTAAAACAATAGCTGTTGGTGCATCTATTCCTGACTGAGTTAATAAAGCGGTATATACTTTGTATGTAACAGAATCATTATTCAAACTATTAGCGTCTATAAGAAGCTCCTGTCGAGGATGATTAATATCTCTAACTACTACAAACTGATTATCTCCTAAGTTATCTAAATATGTTGCCATGATTTTTTATTTAATTATATACTCTTATTTCGATTGGGTAATTAGACAATAGACTATCTTCAGGTGTATAAGCAATTGAAGGGGAATATCCTACAACAGAAGTGCGAACTTCAAATGAATCAGAATTGTTCCACTGTACAGCTATGAATTTTTGAGCTTCAATCATACTTTTATAATTTAGTGTGAAGAACTTATCTTCATTAGGAAATGCCCCAACTAATGTTGCTCTATATACTCCCGGACTTTCTCTTGTCCAAACAATATTTCCAATAGTATTTTCTAATATTTTCGTAGTTGGTGGATTAACTTTACCTGATTGGCTTAATAGTGCTACATATAATTTATATGGAACAGGATCATTATTCAAATTATTAGCATCAATAATAAGGTCTTGTCTTGGGTGGTTAATATCCCTAACTGCCAAAAATTGATTTTCTCCTAAACTATCTAATTGTGTTGCCATAATCTATTTATTAAACTGCACCCCAAACAGCTCCATTATAAAAGTTAAGAACAGAGGTAGATGTATTATAGATTACTAATCCCGCAACAGGTCCAGCAATCAAGTCTCTCTGAGCTGTAGTCATATTAGGGAATCTTACCCCTTTAGTGGTTGAAATAACCTCAAGAATAGCAGAGTCAGCAGTACTTCCGGAAGCGCCAAATAAAGATTTTCCATTTTCAACAACAATACCATAAGCTCTTCCTGATCCTGAGTTTTGAGCGTCAATATAAACACCAAACGTATCGGCAGTAGCTAAAGCATCAGTATCTACAGCTAAAAATGCACCGAAAGCTTCTTTGGCAGCGGCAGTATATCCTGTTCCAACAAGACCTGCAATACCGGTAGCTTTTGGAAAAGTAATAAGCGCACCACCAATACCAAGAACACCTATATCAACATTTGTTGCATTTGTAGATTGACCAGTAACACCAACATTTGAAGCGTTAGCACCTGATATAAGAAAAACACCAGAATTAGTAACTCCAACAGCAGTAGCATTTACATATAATTGTCTTGTGGCATTTATTGCAGCGTTAAAAGCAGCAACGGTTCCATTATCTCTTAGTGTCGAATCAGCAACCGTATTAGAATCAGTAAAGTAAGGAACACGTCCCGCAGTTCCACCCGCAGTATCAACAAAATTGTTTACCCAATTTACCCATCCCGCGCCATCATATCTTAAAAGGTCTCCGGTAAGAACACCTGTAATTGTATAATTAGCAGAGGCAGCAGTAACACGTCCTTTAGTATCGTAGGTTAAAGAGAATAAGTCTGTATCACCAACCGTAGCTCCAGCTCCCAATGTCTCCATCTTAGCTCCAGTAACGGCAAGGTTTAAAATATTTCGAGTTTCAATAACATCATCACCAACCAATAAATTATCATTGATCGGATAGGTATTTCTTAAATCAGAAGTAGCAGTTACGTTCAATCCATTTGTGGTGAACATATATAACCTCAAAGCATTTGTGCCTACAGGAGGCGCAGGGGCAGCTATAGAAACAGGAGTAACCGTATAGGTTCCCGCTTCTGTAACGTCAACATAGTTGTCAGCCGTAGCAGTAAGAGCAACAACCGTAGAAGCAACTCTTACAATATATCCATTGATTCCATAAACGGAATCAAAAAAACCATTATTAATAGTTACATTTAATCCGGAAGGAGTATTATTCGCACCATCATAAACGAAATCTGAATCTCTAAAATATACAGCAGTAGTATCAGCAATTTCAGCATCGGTAGCAGCGGCAGCAATGTTTGTTACCATTATGCCCATCTCAGCCATGATATCATTGAATAAACCTAAGATAGGATCAGTAGTAAGTCCCGGAGGAACACCCCCATCATAAACCACACCGGAACCTCTGGATAAATCTCCCGCATCAGCAGGGATAGTAGCGTCTAAAGCACATAATTCTGTAGCAAGTGATTCTATCACCGCCTCTACATTTGCGCCAACTAAAGTAAAGCATCCGAAAACTAAAGTGCCAGAATAAACAACATCTTCCGCATTAACAGGAACAACAATAGAGGCTTCAACCTCACATATCTTTCCGGCTATAGCATTTAATACTTGGTTAAGCGTAGCATCCGTAGGAATGGTTACACACGCGAATTGCGGACCATCATAGCACGCAATATCTGAGGTACATAACACACCGTTATATCCTATAGATCGTAAGAAAGCTGAACAATCACTCATTTTAGCAACAATTAGTAGTTAAATCCTCTGTCAGCTTGCCAAGTAAACACTCCTTCTGTTCGGTATTCAGGTATTGAAACTCTGAACACTCATAAACATCAATAATAGTTTGTTTAACTAAGGCTGCTGACCATGAAACACCGCAAGGCTTTATACCAATAAGCGTAGTCCGAGCAAGGTTGGCGATATCGCTTCCAAGCTTGTTCTTTGCATATTCGATCCTTCCAGCGTCTGTTACTTCCATAAGGCTTAACAATTACACAGTTGTCGCATCATATTAAAATCCTGATCCACTTCTGACCACATACGTCTATTCATAGAATAGTTCACCCCACTCTTTAAAAGCATGAGTTTATTTACAGCTAAGAAACGTCTGTTCTTACAAAGGACATCGTCATTACAAAAATCTGATTGAATCTCACAAATCGCCTCGTGTAATTTCGTTTCAATACATTGGTTTAAAGCAATACATAAAACAGAAATATTGGCAATATAACAGTATCTACTAACCAATTGCTCTGCAGCGGTAGGCTCGTAAAGTTCCCAATAAGCTATCGCAGTATCGGGTTGTTGATTAGTGCTATTCTGAAGAGCGCGATATAATGCCCCATTATAATAAACAATAACTGTATTGCCATAATTATAGGTAGGAGTAGAATCCCATGTAGGGTATTCACAAATAGATACTTGGTATCTACCATCAATATCGGTATCTAAAATAGTATAAGTGAAGTCTTGGTTCCCGGAAGAAGCAGGAGAAATAATCTCATCTACATCATCACCAGCAATAGTCGACATAACATACTGCCCTAAATTAGGACGAGTTATGATGATTCTTCTGTAATCTGAAAAATCCGCCAAAGCATGACCTTGCTCATTATTTGTTACCCAATTAGAGGTATCTGTAAAAGTGATGGCAGAGCATGTAGCGTTAACCGAAATATAATCTGTAAGTGTAGTTGTATCATACATTAAAGTACGGTAAGCCGTATCTTGAATACAATCAATTGTCACGTTCATCCCTGAATCAAAAGGAAGCAATGCACTTCTTAAAGAAGCAATTGCAACTATAGCCCATCCATTAGGAACGGAAGGAGAAAGAGCATTAGTAGGATTTCCATTTTGCCAAACCTGACCACCAAAAACAACTACGTCATCTTGAACGTATGTCCCTGCGGTATAGTCTGGAATATTAACCATATCAACCTGATAAACACCATTTACATCGGTGTTAATAAAATTGTAAGTAATATTTTGAGGGGCTGATAATCCGGATGGATCATCGATAGTCTCATCAACAGTAATCAATGTCCCACTTCCAAAAACATATTCAGAAGCGTCTGGGCGAGTAACCCAAACGTAAAGATTATTCCATTGGGCGCGAACAAACCTTGATTGGCCGTTAGTGTCGTAATTAGAGTTATCGATTGCAAGTAACGTACAGCCAGCGGCTAAGTTACTTTGTAGTCCTAATATGTTTGATTGAAATGCCATTGCTTCGCAAATATAAAATTTTTATTTTAATCCTAATCAATTAGTCAATACTTTTATTCAACATTATAATCCTAAATCTAAATCAAGGTTCATATCCAATCCCATATTACCTAATCCCAAATTATCGGAGGAACCTCCCCCTCCTTTTTTATTGCTCTTTCCTTTTTTAAGTTGGTCCTGAATCTTATATTTCTGAAGCTTTACCATATTGTCCCAATCCTTAGCCCCTAATCCGGTACTATACCTAAGTAGGTTTGTGCCTATTAATAATTTTAGCCCTGTCTTTTGGTTGGGGTTTAAATCTACGCGGTTCCCTGATTTTGTTTCATATCCTGCATTTAAAACAATAAGTGGCGCAATAACCTCTGTGTACATATTTAACGCCTCGTTACCTGCCATTCCGAACAAACCAAATGATGCCTTAACACCATCTGTTACTTCAAAGTTTTTGTCTGGAAATTTAGTAAGCCCTTTTGTTGAGAATATTTTTTGATCTCCAAAAATAGCTTTTGAGGCTTCACTCTCGTTGTGCATAGAATTTAGATACACCTTTCCAAGATCCTCAATCTGATTTCCAATAAGGGGACCAGCCCAATTCAGTGGGACCGCGTTCAATGGAAGATTATCTATAGCGGCATTTAAGGCAATTTTATTTCGAACCTTTTTACCTTCTTCTGAGAATGGACTAAATATTATTTTTAATTCTTCTTCTGCTTTTTCTTCTTCATCATCACTTCCAAATAAAAACTTTGCGGCTAATAAAGATGTAGTAGCTGCTGCGGCAGCCTTCACATATTGGAAAGTTATTTGTTCAGATAATATAGCCCCGATATCAAGCCATCCTTGAGCCATAGCTTTTACGCCAGGCTTCCCTCTCTTAAATGCAGTATTAAATGATGTAGCCTTTCTTATAGCTGTAATAAATCTTAAATCTTGACCAACCGCGAAAGAGGAGAATGGGGTATATACTGTTCGTATAAGTTTAGAAGTAGGGTCTTGTGACCTGAAAAATGCGCCAGCCTTAGCTTGATCATTTACGTTCATTGACGATTCTACCATTTGATCAGCATAAGCACTTACGGATTTACTTGGATTCTGTTCCTGTTCCTTCCAACTAAATTTTTTCCCTTTATTCTCAGGCATACTCTTCCATTTCTTCTCATAATATGCCATCCAAGCGCCCTTAGCTGCAACATAATCCCCGTGTTGTAAAGGAGTCATTGCTAACTCAACACCAGTTGATGTCATTCTATCAATTCCATTAGCTAACTTAACCAATGGAACGCCAACAAGATTAAAACCATAATTACCCAAAAGAGACCCTTTTACGCCAGAGTTAGTGACTGACCCAATTTTTTCAAGATTACCTTCAAATAAAGATCTTTTTCTTCCGAGAAAATTAGAGTGAGCATATAGGTTTTTATTGTTCTTTCGGAACATATTTTTTACAATCTTCGCGGATATAATAGGGCTGTGTATAAGCCTAACCATAGCTCCTGCGACAGCAGGAACAAGCTGTTGAGCGAATGCTGCAAATCCACCTAAAGCACGAGCTGTATTAGTTCTTAAGAGATAGTTATAAACCTTTCCAAGAGAGACAAGATTTTCTGCTTCTGCGGACGTAACTCCTAAATGGTGATTTACCATCTGAATAGCCCTATTTCTTATTAGATTAAAATTTTCTTCACCTAACATATCCCTCATCTCTGGACGATTGAATATTTCTTTCATCGCCATTCTTGTCCCAAGGGTATTAGCTTGATAGTAAGATTCGTTTATAGCATTATCTTGTACTTGATAAAAATCAAGATTTAGCACTCTATTATCATTAGGGCGAACATCACTACCTCTTGTTTCGATTACACCAGATGTTTTCTTGTTTACGTTTTGGTTAAGATAGTTTTTATTTAAGTCTGTATTTGTAAATAAATCTTTTTCGTAACTTCCATAATTATTATCTTTTTTCTTCCATTTCCTATGGGTGTAATTATTCCATAAATCTAATTCCTTACCACTATATAATATAGAAGATTCTTGTAGTTTGTCAAGGTTCTTTTCATAAACTGACTGAGCTAATTCAACCATTTTTTTATCACCTGCATATTTATTCATTGCTCTTTTCGCTTGTGCAATAGAACTTACGTTTGCAAAAAGCTCATTGAATATTTTCTCTTCCATATCAGCCTCTCTTATAAGGCTTTTCTTTGCTGATTTTCTTTTAGCCGCTATATCCTCAAGAATTAACCTTTTATTGTCTTCAAACGACTCTTGTTGTTCTTTATCAGTGTTGCCTTTTGTTTGTAATAGTGTAGAATAAATACCTTGTCTTAATCTGTTTTTAGGATTAGTTATTACACCCTTAAATTTTATAGCATTACTTAATTTTATTTTACGAACTTGTTTATTCCAATCTTTCTGAATTTCATCAATCATATTAGTATAAGCAGAAGATAGTGCAGAAATCTGTAGTATCTCCTGTATCTTAGCGGCTAAATCAGAGTCCAACGCCATTGCATCTAATAATCCGGGGAGTGTTCTTAAGTGTGTGTTTACGTATCTTTGATTGTCGCTTATTGTTGTTTTTAACCCCTTCAACTTATTATTAGAGACCTTGGCTGCCTCAAAAGCTTTGGTCATTTGAACCACAGCATCCTGAGCTATGGCAATAGCCTCTATTTTACCTAATTCATTAGCCGTATTATTTAAGATAAAATTTGAAATAAGATGATTTGCTAATGCAAGTTGCGTAAAATCTAAATTATCAGGATCTAATTTTTCAACAATATTATCAATGGCTACTTTCGTCATTTTGGGCTTACCATTAACATCATAAAGCTCCCATCTTTCTCCACTATTAGCTACATCTTTTAGATTGGCAATATTTTGTTTTAACTTCTTTTTTTCTTCTATAATTTTTTCTTTATTAAATTTTTCATTTATAACTTTTCTTTCTTCAGCTGTTATTATGCCAAACTCTTCTATTTTTTCCTTTATCTCATCAATTGTTGCGTTAGGAGAAAGCTCTCCTTCACTCACTAAAATTTGTTGCAGTATTTTTATAGCATCGTTTTCTAAAAATGCACGATCAGAATCTTCTTTTATTCTTGCATTCATATTATTAACGAACTCCAGCGCAGTCACATTATCAACAGTTCTTACGCCTCCTGGAGTTACGTTACCAAGTAAGGCTTCTGCTAATTGATTATATCTCTCAACCATATCCATCCCGCCTAATCGTTTAACGGTAGCTATTGGAAGCATTAGGAATTGCCTAATTACATTTTTGTCGGAAGAAGAAACGAATTTTTTATCTTTTCTTTTCTTAGCTAAAGCTGTTCTATTTCTTTTAGCCTTATCCATTTTTTCTTTATCCAGTTTCTTTTGCTCCTCTGTTGCTTCCGCTTCATATACCGCGTCATCATATTTAGATGTAAATTCACTTAACCCTTTCTCTGTAGTAGCCCTTGTTGCTTTACCAATTAGGGATGATGTTTTTGATTTAGGTAGTTTTACTTTTGATTTTGATTTGCGAGGATATTTTGCCGCCTGTGATAAGAGTTCCTTTTCCTTTTTTCTCTCAGCTCTAATTCTTTCTTTTTCAGCTTTAGCTTTCTCTCTAATTTTTTGTTTCTCTTCTTTAGCTTTAGCTTTAGCACTTTCTTTTTCAGCTTTAGCTTTTTCTCTGTTCGCCTTGTTTTTATCTATAAGCTTTTGCTTCTCTTCTTTCGTTACTTCCTTAGTTAAATCGGTAGCGATTTTAGTTTCAAGAGCTTTTTCCTCAGCCTTTATTATTTTCTCAGTAGAAGTCTTTTTATCCATCGCAGCCATCTCGGTAATATCTACCATAGCGGAAAACGGATCCATAGACTTAATGTGCATGTTAATAGCATTTTTCTGATCAGGATTTAGATTTTTATACCAATCCGTAGCCTTCATTTCTTTAACAACAGCATCGCCAGCTCTCTTATAATCAATATTTCCTTTAATGTCAGCGAATGTATCCATCGCTTTAATAATAGCGTTAGCCATTTTTTTAGCGACAAAAAGGGGAACTCCGATAATTATTTGTTTGTCATAAGGGAAAAGACTAATATTTGTACCGCCAATTTTCTTAACGGTATCCATTACTTTCATATTAGCAATAGTCTCAAGAGCCTTTCTAACGGTAGACTTATTTTCCTTAACAGCTTCCTTTCTTCCCATAGCAATATCAGCAGCATCAGTAAATTCTTGAGCTGTCTTACCTTTAGCCATAGCCGCATTATAAAGTTCAACCGGAGTGGCAGCTGTACTTGCTTTCATCCCTAAAGCTTTCTTCGCGTCAGCTAATTGTTTTTTACCCTTCTTGTCATTTTTCCAAGTATCATAGGTTGTTGTCTTACCTTTTGATTGTGGAGTGGAGAAGAGTGTTTTAACTGCGGTGCTACGAGTAGCCTTACTTGTTGATTTGTTAGATACAACTTCTTTAGCCTTGTTTATTTTTTTATCGCCTTGTTGAGATGCTTGAACATTTCCACCTGTTGTAGTCGCTTCTGCGCCTGTTTTTTCGATAGGTTGGGCTTTGACAGATTCTTGCCCTTTTCCGACTTCACTTGGAAGCCCTGTTTTGTCTTTTGTATCATCTGTTTTAGTTTTAGGTTTTCCTAATAAATTTTCTACCGCTTTTACTAATTCGGGATTACTTCCATCCTTCTTAGCTTTGTGGTAGGCTTCGGAGATGTTTTTTGGTGTAGAAAATTCTTTATCTTGTTTTATGTAAATATCCAATACTGCTTGTGATGGCTTATCTTTCCTTACCTTCTTAATTTTATTATCGTAATAATCATCAATTAATTGTTGTTCTGTTTTTCTTGTTATAGACGATCCTGTATTGTATTCGTACTTGCCGGCATATTTTTCAGACTTTTTATACCTTGTCTTTTTAATTATAGCTTCCTTTTCTTGATCTGATAAATTATTTTTTTCTGCATTTAATCTTTCTATTTCCTTATTAGCACTTTCATATTCTTTTACAATATTATCAGCAATATTTCTCGCCAATGGTAAATTATCTTTATCAGTCCCCTCCAACGCTTTAGCCGTACTCTCTACATCTTTTAACGCATCAACACTACCTGCCTCCGCCTTTGCTTCAGGAGTTACGGTTTCCGCTTTAGTAGTTAAGTCAATAATATCGGCATCTACTTCTTTAGTGCCATCCTTAATTTGATTAGCTATCGTGTGATGTCCATCTAATACAAACAAACCTTCGTTAGTGCGGACAAGCAAAGGCTTCCCTTCACCTCCTGTGTTAGTCTTATCAAGTTTTTTCTGGGTGGGTATAATGTCTGCAACACTTACTGTTTCAGCTACAATATTTCCTTGGTTATCTTCTGCGAACTTTTGTCTACTTGCCTCGTCTTTAAATTCAGGCTTATTTACAACTGGCTTCTGTTCAAAAACCTTTGTAACAACAACAGCATTTTTTTTAGGAATATCAGCAACAACGGTAGTGTTAGGAACTAATTCCTCACCCGTTTTAAATCCTGTTTCTCCTGTAACATCATTAACGGCTGATATATCTCTAACCTTTCCTTCTTTTGAAACATCTTCACTTTTTTGTCCTTCTTCGTCTAATTCAGCACCAGCATTTTTTAATACCTCTATCTTTTGTTCTTGTAATTCTTTTTCTGCCTGTAACTTTGCCTCTTCTCTTTCTTGTTCCATTTTTTTCTTTTGGGCAAGAAAACTTTCTCTCTTTTCTGTCATGCCATAAACCTCCATTATCTTTCCATCAAGAGAAGCTATTTTTTTTGCAATTTCCGCTTCCTTCTTTTCTCTAAATAAATCGTCTACATAACCAGAACTAACCTCTTCTTTTAGCTTTTTCTTCTCATAGATTAATAAACTTAAATCTAATTTTTGCTGATCACTAAGATTGTTTACTGCGGGAAGACCTGTCATAGCTGACTTTAAATCTTTAATAGCTGTTTTCATAGCTGTCCCTTGCCACTTCTCTATTTTGCCATCTTTTTCCCAAATAGAAACCTGTTCATTAAATTTATCAGGATCACTCATGGCTTGCCATACAGCTGCCTGTTGAGTTAGCGTTGGTTTTATTAATTCTCCTTTTGCCAAACCGACAGCCACAGTAGATGTTCCGGCTATCATAACTGTTTCTAATGTTTCAGAAAAAGACAAATCATCATCTAATAATGTCTTGCCTGTTCTTTTATTTAATTTAAGATTACTAACACGGTCAGAAGCTTCTGCGGAAACCTCTTCTATAGATTGCTCTCCAATCTCTTTTAATACTCTTATTCCATTAGATGTTGTCGCTTTATAAATAGCTGAAAATGGATTCTTTTCTGTCTTTAAAAGAGCAGAAAAATCTGCCTTCATTTTATTTCCAATACCTTTAGAAAAAGGAAATCCAACCATTGATTCAATAAGTGCAGCCATAGGTAGGGCTGTATTGCGGTAATCAGTAGCTAACATATCTGAATACTCCTCTGAAAAACCATTGTCAAGAGCAGCTTGTTTAGCCGACCTAAAAGTGTCGTCACCATATTGCGTGATAGTTGCAGCAATAACAGGAATTCTACCTGCTATCGCATCTGGAGTACCTAAAGCTTTAGCTCCCCTACCAAGGAACGAAAATCCTCTTGCGGCCCCCATTGTTCCAACCATTTCTGTTGTAACTTTTGCGGTATGAAATAAAAGCATACCATAATCTATACCCCCTTCATCTGGAAGGATAGATCTTGTTAATCTTTCGGGTAATTCTTCTTCAAACTTTTTTATAGCAAAATCAGTTCCTTCTTTAGCTCCTGGAATAGCTAAAAAATCGTTAGTTAATTTTCCCGTTAGATTTACAATATCAGACATCAAACTAATTGCACCATATTCTGCACCGTATTTTACAGGCATTACAACATCATATTGAATAGATGCTCTAAGAGGGTTTTCTTTACGTCTTTTTGCTTCAATCTTTTTCTGCCAATCTTCGTCTGCTTTTTTATCTAAATAGTCCAGATAATCCACATCCTCTTTCATCATTTGATTTAAAACCTTATCTTGATTAGATGGGTCATTAACCATGAGCGCCCATTGCTTATCAATAGCATCAAAAGCCTTAGCTGTCTGTTCAGAATAATCGATACCTTCCTTTTTCTTCTGTAAATATTCCCCGTAAACAGCTTGCTTTTGATTAGCAAAAGCTTCTCTTAAAATATTTAATTGAGTCTCTGGAGCATCTTTTGAAGCTCCCATTTTTGTTAGCATATCAAAATCCTCCATTGAAAAGGATTCATTCATTTTTCCGCTACCAACATACTTAGCCACTTTAGATATAACACCCCCCTTATCCCCACCTATAGTTAATATATTGTCTTTAATGGCTCCCAAAAAATCTCCCCATGTGGGTTTTTCCTTTAAGAAATCCATAGCTAACTTGTCTTTACTAATATTCCAACCTCCTTGATCAACACGTTCTCTCATCTTAAAGATGTCGTAAGCTCGTTGCTTATCTGTATTAAGCATTACCTTATAGTAATCATCAACAATTTTTTGTAGTGTAGCTGGCGCTTTTGTAACTGTTCCCCATCCTTTTTGATAATTATCAACATCCATCATGGTAACATTATCAGGAACACTACTCCAATAATCAGTAAATGATCCATTCTTTACCACTTTTGATTCCCAATCATAAATAGGAGAATCAACTTTTTCTGGTGTCTTTAATTTTATTATAGGGGTAGCACCATACTTTTCTCTATCACTATCATTCCATTGTAGAGCGTTGGCTATTTGTGCATTATATTCTTCTACTTTATTGCCATAATCAAGCAAGCCTTTTGTGCTGAAATCTGTAAAGTCAAATTCCGGTTTTGAAGGTAAACCACTAACCGTAGGTCCAAAATCCCCCTCCGCTAATGGATTAACCATCTTCTCGGAATAATTCTTTAGGGTAAGGTCTTTCATCTTCTTTCGAGCTTCAGGCGTCATCAGTCTTTCTTTGTAGGCAATCTTAAGAGCGTCTTCCATTGAGTATTCTTTCCCGTTGATTAAATCTGCCACCAAATAGTACTTCTGGCCATCCCCGCCAATAGAGGAAACAGATTCTTTAAATTCCTCAAAGGTTAGATCTCCGTTATTAGGCATAAACTCCCTTTCTGCCTCTGGACGACTATCTTTTACACGGCCACCAGACCAAGCACCGTCTTCACCTAATGAAATGCCAACAAGGGGTTCTGTGTTTTTTTCTTTCGGTTGTTCCTGCCCCCATTCGCGAGTCTTCTCAGCCCAGCCACCTTCTGTCTTACTTTCATCCTTAACCGTACCCATTGTTTGTTGAATATTTTCGGGTTCACCCGCCATCTTTAAACCAAACTTTGAAGTAACTTCCTCAATCTTTTTATCAGCCTGTTGCTTTATTGTGGCAAGATTATTTTGTGGCGCAACATTATTAACTGCGGCAGCCTCCGCTTCGGGAGTGATGTATAGTTTTTTTAGAAAGTTTTGTGAACCACCAAGATCTACCTTGATGGGTATTTCTCTCGACATGCCTACAACAGCCTTATAGTAATTTGATGCGGTTTCGGGAGAAGAAAGATACTTAGATACAAAACTATTATAATCTAAATCTTTTTGTAATCCTTGAATATTACGAGCATATCTATTTGCCTGTTCATATAATGGACGAGCTATCTCTTCATTAATCTGAAAAGATTGAGTTTGTTGTGCCGGTTTTGATTGTACAACCTTATCTTCTCCTCCTTCTACTACAGGAGTAGGGGCGGGAGTAGGAGTAGGAACAACCGGTTGTGATGCGGGTTGTGTTTGTACAGGCTTTATATTCTTAGGTAAAACATCTGCTTTAACAACAGGAATACCTGCGGTTTGTGAGTTTACAACCTCATTTAATAATTGGTCATTCATAGTTATTCTTGTTGTTCTTCTACTACAGGATCATTTAAGAAATTTATTACTGGATCAGCAGCAGCGCTATTACCAGCATCTCCACCAACTGCATCGTCATCTGAAGGGGTTCCTTTGTCCGTTATGTCGAATGCAGCACTATATGGAACATTTTCTTTTATATAAAAAGCATCTAATCCAGCTGTAGAAGTAGTATTAGTTAAGTCTACTACCTTTACTGATGTAAAAGTAGGAGCAAATCCACTTTCCGTTTTCTTTCCTGATGACTCATAAATTGTAACCATTGGTCTTGAATTCGCTAACTTAATTTCGTCCTTATAATCTTCTGCAGTCATTGGAATAAGCTTGCCGGTTTCAGGGTCGGGATAAGCTCGGTATGTGTTTCCTTTTTCAACTTTTGTATCAAATTGCATATTGTCACTCCATCCTGTAGCCGAACCATATTTTATTAAATTAATTTCCTCTTTTGTTTTTGGTACAGCAACACCATCAAGCTGCATTAGATAGGGGCTTAATTCCTTACCAACCACTTTCCCGTCAACGACATCATCTACTAAATATTTAGAATATGACTTGTATTTATTTTTCACTTCTTGTGGAGTTTGCCATTTACCTCCAATTAGAATTTTATCTGCGTCAGCAAATGTTGTAAAACTTTCTTTACCCTGCATCGGCTTAGTGTCTATTGTTTGAACAAGCACACCATTATTATTTTCCCTAACATCTCCCCATCCATTAAGTTTTTTTATGGTGTTAAATAAAAAGGTATTATCTCCTGGTTTGGTAGATGATTGGGCAGCTTTAAGAATAGCATTTTGATTATCTACGTTAAGCGTATTTATCTTTAGGTTTTCGAATATTTTATCCTGTTGATCCTTCTCTTTTTGATATTGGAATTTTCTTTCTTGAAGTCGTCCACTATCCCTAATATCTAACTTAGTAATAATTTCGTTGTTAAACCAAGAGCCTAAATAAGTGTTAAAGGCTGTCTCTCCCATTGTGAACTCACCTGTACTATATAGGTTTTTGGCTAAAACTGCTAATCTCGTAGTCGGCATATACTTAAGTGCAGCCTGCATGAACATATCATTATTCCCACGAGCTTTAATAGCTACTAATTCATTGTATTTATCGGCAGGAAGCGCCTCTATACTTGCGTTAAAGTCAGCAACAATAGGAGCAATATCTTGTTTCCATTTTAAAAAATGTTGACCAATAACATAAGTTTCGTTATCGTTTATCTTTAGAGTGTTGTATATGTTGTGAAAATCTTTTAATGCCTTTTTGTTATTCATTAATTCTTCCATTGAATAGTTTCCTCCAAGCCATTGCTTAAGAACCTCCTTAGATTCATTAGGAACATACATCTTTTCGTCATTGATAGCCTTTAGTAACTCTTGACCTCTCTTCTCTAACCAATCTGCTTCCTGTTTAATATTGTTAACCTTATTAAGCTCCTTTTGTACCCTCATCCCAATAGGATTAGTTGGGTCCATCAATACAGAAGCATCTCCATTTGCCATGTTTAAATACTTATCCAGTATACCAAAAGCTAAATTATCAGCTGCCTGTTGATATTGGGGAGCTGTTTTTACTTTAGCTAATTCTATTAAATCTTCCTTTGTTTTCTTTGCTTTCACAGCCTCAGCCTCAACAGCTCGTTTACGGGCATCAAAAACTCCGATAGGTAAAACACCACCCTTAGCGGTATAAATTGGAATAGAGCCTACAATACTACCCGAATAAGACCCTTCCTGAATACCTTGATTCATATCAGGGTAGTAATCCTGTACCCCTAACTTTTCAATGGCGGGTTCCGACTTCCTAATTTTCGTTTTGGGATCATTCAATAGTTTACTATATGCCTCTAATTGTCTTTGTTCTTCAGGACTCATACTATAGTAATCTTCCGAATCTATAGCCTCATTTACTTTTCTAATATCCTCAGTGGTTACTTCGATTGGAGCGCCTGTGGTTTCAGATTTCTCTACAGCCGCAGCGATAGCGGGGCTAATGGGAGAATTTAAACCAAGAGACTCTTTCATTGTCTCATCTGCTACGCTTGAGTTGGCGGTCTTTAATTGCTCCTCGGTTTGATTTATTGCTTTTACAATCTGACTATCTCCACCCGCCCCCATTTTAGCGATGGCAGCATCAGCCTCTATTTTCGCATCAGCATCGGCTATTTTTTGAGCGTCTATTTTTATTTGGGCATCAATTTGTTCGTCACTAAATTTTCGACTACCATACCAATATTTGTCAATAAAATTGCCCTCAATATCAGAAAGAGCACCTTCTCTCCCGTATTTGTTAGTAATATACCCTCCGTATGTAGGAAGATTTTCTGCTAAAGTTTTTACGCCTTTTGTTTCGCTTTCGGGACCACCTGTCGCGGCAAAACTTGGGTATGGTGATTCACTCCATTCTTTTTTGTTTTTTTCTGGATATTTTTTACCCCACGCCACCTGTTCCTCCTCCGTAGCAGTGATAAGCGGCTTACCTGTTGCTACATCTTCAGCAGAGGTTGTAAACTTCAGACCACTTACCTTTCCTAAAGGTTTGCCAAGCTGATACCACCAATCAGATGACTCGAAATTTGTAGACTCTACCCGTTGCATTGGCTCTACAGCAGGAGTAGCAGGAACAACAGGCTTCCCTGTATCGGGATTAATTGTATAAGCCCCCTCAGCCAAAGATTTTTGCTTCTGAGCATCTACATCAGCTTGGGTGGGCATCTTTATTTCTTGAGCTGCCTTTTTCTCGGCTCTTCTTGCTAATCTATCTTTCTTTGCCATAATTATTTAAAGCCTTGTAAAACATTAGTAGTATTGTAAAAATCATTCTTCTTAGTGTACATATTTACATTACCGGAATTTAATCCAACATTACCACTCAATTGAGTAGCGGAAGATACATCACCCGGAGTAAAGGCAGGATTAAAAGCAGATGTAGTAGGAGTTGTTCCTGCATCAGTCGTAGTTGTATCTGTTGGAGCAGCAAGTGGTTTTCCATCCGGACCTAATCCCATTGTTCTCATCAATCCAAGATTGGTCATTCGGTTAGCATCCGTCTTCGTCTGCGTAGCCGTTGCGTTAGCCTGTGAGTACTTAGCTAAAGCCTTCTGTAATCTTGTTTGAGCAAGAGTATTTGTTACATCACCAAATTTTTCAGCATAAAACATTTCACCCTTCAGTCCGGCTTCCTTGTTTCCAAGCATAGCCTGTCCGAGCATCTGTTGCATTCTATTTAATCCAGCAGACCCTCCACCAGCTCTAAAAGCAGCATTCTGCCCTTGTTTAGCTAAGGCTCTTTGGTTAGCCAACTCAGCAGTCATAGCTGTACCTGTTTGAAAGGCACGCTTACGTCTTCTGAAATCATTAGCAAGCATCCTTAGTTCCGGATCCTCGTTGGAGGGGAACATAGCGTTAGCCTTGCGTTGTTGTATATTTGCCTGAAGGTTTTTAACTGCACCCATTCCCATAGATAGCATACCTGCAGAATCTTTATTTATTCCTGAAGCAAGGTTACTTATTCCTTTTCCTAAACCACTACTTAGGAGTTTACTAAAAATACCCGCTCCACCAGCTGCGGCCGCTCCGCCTCCTGCCGCGGCTGCTCCGCCAGCTGCTAATGCTCCACCTGCGGCAGCAGCTCCACCTGTTGCGGCTGCTGTGCCTCCTGCTGCGGCTGCTAATGCTCCGGCTGTTAATAGTCCTCCTGCTGGCATAATATTTCTTTTTTAAATGTTAATATAACTCCTGTCCCTTTTGGGAGCTTAATCTTCTGTTCTTCAGTAGCTCCGTTTTTCTTTAGCCACTTTATAGCTCTATGGTTTTTCTCATAGATACAAGTATTAAAATCTGAGCCAATGGTTTTATTTATTGTTTTCCAAAACTCAACTTTATTAGCTTCTCTAAATTCTGGAAAAATAAAAAAAGTAGTTAAAAATGATTGATTAATAATATTATTCTCTACTCCAAAAAAACCAATATTTACCCCGTCTTTAATAACGCTGTATAATAAAAATGACTTGTCAACATCTGTATTTAGAACTTCAACTGTATCGTTTACACAGTTTTCAATACCTGCCCCAGACTTTATATGCCACTTTTCTGTAATAGAAATATCCGACTCCCACGCTTTTTTAATCGTAGAGTAGTAGTCTTTATTTTCTATAATTGCTATTTCCATTATTTAATCGGTTTATATTGTAAACCTACAGTTACTATCTTGAAATCTTCCTCTAAATTATGAATAATTTTATAAATGACAATACGACCTTGCATACGATTATTTGGCGCAGCAGTCTTTCTTGGTATATATTGTTCAAATCCGCGATAGTCTTTTAAGGCTAAAGCATTGGTTGTCGTATCTAATTCCGCCTGAACATCGTCATTTAACGCCTGAGTAAGAGTGTTGAAAAATTGTACAGCCGTAGGCTTATTGTCACTATTGATTCTTATCCTTACAAATTCCTTGTCGATAAATGGAGGATTAGACATACAAGATAAAAGAACCCCAATAATCGGATCACCATTTATGATATACCCTTTATTTAACTCATACGTCTCAAGGTTACGCATACCATAAACCTTATTGCCTACATAGACATATTTATCAAACTTATAATCGAAACTTCCATTCCATCCGCCATTACCTTGACTTAATTTTTGAGCATAAGAAACGGTAGGGCAATCGTAATCCATAAATGGAGTACATTCTCTCGTTACAAAGGTATATTCATCACCTCGTGTTGGTACAGGATCGATACAAATACACTCACCAGGAGCAAGTGTAGCAATAACAATACTTACAGGTAACGAAGATGAATAATCGTTATAAGCAATCTGTAGAGGAGTAGCACTATTTTCCATAGAGCAAATCTGAACAGACTCGGTAAGCATTGTTGCACTTGCCCCTCCTAATATCAAAGTATTATTTGATAACGGACGAGTAAGTACGTTCAATGTTTGATTAGCATTAATACCAATATTGTATGTAAAGCAGTTATATCCAAATGCGGGATTGTTTGGGAAATATTCGCTATCAGTAAGATTATAAGCGCCTCCTACCATACACCATTCAACATCGAGTGGCTCACGCTTACCAAAGGTTATCCAATATTCATCATGTAAAACATCGTATGTAGCAGATAGTTTAGAGTCATACCCCGGAGCGAAATCTCTTAAAAAGTCAGGATAAAGCTTAGAGTGATATTTTACCTTAGCGATGTCTCTGATATTGTTGTCCGCCATAGAATAGGCAGATTGTCTATTAGCAAAATATAAAATATTATTATAGTCAGCTGCAGATCTCCAAAACTCATCGTTCATCCCTATTTCCTTACTTAACCAATATTCACCAAGGATTCCTCCAATATCACTTCCAGCAGTAGCCAACTCATCAGCATTAATTTCAGAGATGATTCTTTTGTCTACTAATAGTAAACAAGCACCATCTTGGGTGAAGGCATAAAGGTTATTTCCTTTTCCGGATAAAGAGTCATAAGCAAACTTAATCTCTCCTGTATCATCAGAAATATCGAAGTAGTTTTGAGATAAGAATGTTCTTAGTCCTGGCGTATTTTGAGTATTGATAGGTCTTGGTAGTGACCATGCAATACGAGTACAAAAATCATTTTCTTCAACAAAGCCAACTTCAGGAATAGATGTAAGGGCAATGCCATCGGTTAGGTCTTTAGAGTAATCAAGGTTTACATTATGGATAAAGCGGAAGCCACCATAACCCCACAACTCAAACTCATTTCCATAGTCATCCTTATACTCTAACCACATATTATTATCTGTATAAACAGCATCGGCTCCATTAACAAACTGTTGGTCTCTCCATCTATATGGACGTATTACGTAATTTTTTAGTGTGAAATATTGATCGGAAGAATGTGTTGTAGATTCATCATTGAATGAATAAGTAATATCTGCCCTGCTTCTACAAGCGAACATACATGTTAGTTGCCTTATATAAGACGGGAATGCTCCTAAATCACTTGCGCTAAAAAAGCATGTATTAAAGTTTTGTATTTTATTAATATTCTGAGTATTATTAACTATAAAATATCTATCATTTATATTATATAAACTATTAGGGAATCCTACTGCAAGTTGAAATTCATTTTGCCCTCCATTTGGATTAGCGTTTTTGTCATATTGTTTATCCACAAAAGCACAAGTAGCTTCACCTTGACTTACATCTCCACCAAAAAATCTTACAGGAATTCGGTTATCATAGAGAACATAAATTTTACTTGTAGCCGGAGGATTAAAATAAACACTACTTACGGTTGCGGTTAATTGTTGGAAATTTAATCTGTAAACCGGAGCTGTACTATCTGTTGTTTGGGATTGGCTATAAACACCATAAACTTGAAATGACTCAAGTGTTACAGGTTCAATGATTGTTGCGACACCCGAAGCAGTTAATTGAGCGTAAATATTTGTAAGTTGTGCTATGGTTAGGTTGGAAGAATTTATCCATCTTTTTTTAATTTCATCACCATAGTCTATATGCACAAATCTAAATAGTCCTGAATAAGGATTTGTTACCATTCCATTTATGGAAGGCATACAATCTTCCCATCTCTCATCAACTAAGTCAAAAACTTGTCCGTTTGATCCATCTGAAATACCAACCAAAGATTCAATTTTTTGGTAGTGTCCTGTATGGATATAGTTTTGAATATTCGAATCCGCGATATCAGCAACCCTTCGAACAATGTTTACGATATAAAGAGGCTCGTGCCATTTTCTAACAAAAGAATTATCTCCATTAGTAAATATTGATGAAGGTGTATTGTATACATTTGAACTTAATCGAAGCTTTAAATATTGCGTCCTATTGTCAGTTACATCTGAAACTGACATTATTGTCTTACCAACAAGTCCAGTAGCATTTCCATTTGGAAAAATATTCGTGCCTGATATAGGTGCTCTCCACGCGCCAAAACATGTATAAGCATCGTTACCAGATGTTATTCCTCTTAGTGGATCTTCATCAGGATTCATTTGAGGATTATTAGCATTTTCTTTTATAATCCTTGCGTATGTTATTAAGTCAACTCCACTATTTCTTACTAAATCAAAATTTGAAGAATATACCTCTGTGAAAAAACCAAGAGGAGATACAAGTTCAACAGAATAATTTTGTGGATTATCCATTAAATCAGTTACAATTCCTGGCTCAAGTGATGTTCCGGCATCTGTGTCAGGTGAATAAAACCAAAACTCATTTGTATCTTTACTTCGGTCGTCTGTTAAAGAATAATATCCTATCCCTTGAGCGACAACACGCTTTGCGGGAGCGGTACGAACAATAGAAAAAGCCTTAGCCCAATCAGGATATGATTCTAATCCTTTTAATGCCATTCCTGCGGAATAGTAGTTAGGGGCAAAACCTTGTGGGTTATATTCTTTTCGCGTAAGACCCATGTTATTAGATATCCATGTATTTACAACATAGTCTGTTCCGTCACATCTAAAGTCATTTTGAGATGTCGGTGTTAATGGTTTAAAACCAATAGAATTTGTGCTTACGTCTCCGGATGGCGAACATCCTAATTCAAAAACATTATAAGCATCAAATCCAAATGATTTACCTGATCCTGATGTATTCAGTATATTTAAAAAAGAACATGCGTCTGACTTAGATACAGCGTTATCAAGATCAAATATCTCGTGCGACTCACCTATAGTACCATCAATACGAGCAGCATCAGACATTCCAAAGTAACTATGGTTAATAGTGTCAGCAGAAGGAACGTCTCTTCTATCTGGCATCTGAAAATTCTCAAAGTCAGTAATAGGTACAGCGTATGTAAACTGATTGTTGTCATCATAAAGCACAGCCGCAAAACCATACTTCTCGCCATCCATATAGGGACGATTATAAGTATATTTCCACGCATCCTTTAATCCTGCCTTATAAATCTTTTCTACGATAGGAAACATTGAAGTTGGTCCTGCATCAACAAAAGTAATATCATTTGATACATCTCTCGAAGCATACTCAATATTCATTAAGTATAATTTCCCATTGAAATATCTAATCGCCTTAGCTTTCTGAATAGCTCCCATAGACTCAGCTGCCTCGTCAGGAGAAAGACTTTCCTCTGCCTGAGAACCATTATCAAGAATATTAAAAACACCAACTAAACCATTAGTAATATTTATAGAGCCTATAAGTTCTGAAACAGGCAACACACCAAAAGGATCTCCAGCATTAAAGCTATTTCTCCTTATCTCCATGAAGTCGAAATTATTTATGTTATTCACTCTAAACTTAAGGTGAATACCGTAGAGAGATGGAGAACTTGTGTCCGGGTCCTTACCATGCGTTTGCATATTAGGAAATGTAGGGGAGCATCCCGCAGAAAGCCTACTTACAACCGGAATAAGAGGTGTTGGAACGCTCCAAATGGTTTTATCTCCCGCAGTAGTCGAATATCTTATTTGGTAAGAATATGTTCCCACAGGCAAACCACCACTTCCAAACACAGCGTTATATCCGGATTGGTTAGAGGTAAGTTTTATAAAAACAGGATGGTCAATTGGATTAGTAACTTGCAGTTGATGTTCTGCCAGATTAAATTCAGTAAAGTATTTTTCACTACAAATACCATTGTTTATCATTGCAGACTTTTCCATCAAGTCCTCGATATTGAAAATCATCGGAGGAACATTATCGTCTGTAATATAAATTTCGCCACCTATACAAGATTCATTCTTTGCAATCTGAAGAAGGTGATTATATGTTAAAGGAAAATCTACAGAATATAAAACTATTTGTCCATCTATTCTAATTAAAGAAGGCTCAACACTTGCAGAGTCTGCCCAAAATTCAATGATATGGTCATTAATCTCTGCAGCTCCTATACATTCATAATTGGCGGAAAGGGCTGCACCCGTACCTCCGTTACAACGGTTATCGATATTCGGATACAGCAATTCCTCTCCATTTATTTTTTTGGCAGCGGCATAATCCCCTCCCATTGAAACAACACGAAAATTACAAGCATCAATATAAGATCCATCTTCAAGGAATACTAACTCATCCTCTAAATCACGATTAGCGCCATTATTTAAGGTGCGGATATCGTATGTCCAATGTTGTTGTTTAGGCATAATTATTTATGAAGTGGGTTAGAGAAATATTCTTCGTACCCTTCCTTTTCAGCGGTATCCATGAACTTAACTCTTCGAATAGATTTATGCCAGTTCCCATCACGGTAATCATTAAGCTGTGCCAATGCTCTATCGTGCATTGTAACCCACATACGAGGGTCTTCGCCTTGCTTAACGGCATAATATCTTTCAGCAATATAATCATTGATAGCTCTCTCGAAAAAACGAGGCACAGATGGATAGTCACCGATATCTTCAACACCAATACCATTATATACTAATCGTATCTTTTGGAAGCCCGCACATGATGAGCTAAACATGATTACGCCATTCTGAATATTATAGTAGAATTTTACGTCAGGGTAATTAGTGAAATTACCATCATTTGTATAGTTAGGCTGAAATGGATCATTGCCAATAGACTCTCCTGTTTTTTTAACTCTTGCGGTATATCCTCTTCCGTCACCACCCTTGTTATTGAATAATCGCTTAGGGTAAATAATAGCAGACGTTTGAGGAGAGCAGCAGCTTCCATTCCATCCGTAGATTTCACGAAGGTTAAATGCGTTTGCCGGCATCTCAATTTTTAAATCATCAGAAGGAAAATCAAAATCACGAGTAATCTTTTGGTAAAAAGAATCAAAAGCTAATTCCTGTAAAGCATCCTGAATACGGGAAATATACCATCCCTTGCTTAGTCCGTTACGATACTCCCTATCGTTTAGGGTAGCAGTAACCTCCGAAAGGATATGATTGACGGATACAAATGAGTTACTATTCATTATTCAGTAGTTTGTTGTGCTTGTTGTTGTTGAACCATTTGTTGAGGAACACCGGCTGTTGAAGCTTTCGCGTCATCGTCACCATCGTTTACACGCTCAGACGGAACCATCATAACAAATCTTCCAAGCTGTAAGATCTCCTTTTGAAGTATGCCTATAAGCTCAGGGGAAAGAGGTATCTCGTCATCCAAGCTGCACACCTGTGATGGGTCAAGGGCTGATATAACAGCCAGCTCCACGTCTGTAACGACAATACATTCCGTTCCCAATAAATATAATCGATTAACATCTACACCATCCATTTGATGACCTATCCTGTAGAAATACGGATTAGAAGGAGATGGTTTTTCATACTCATCACCATATAATCTGTTAAGCATTGAAACTTTTGTTGGTTGAAAAAATACCTGAGCCATTGGCGGACCATCACAACAACAAGTCTCCTCGTTGTATGTAATATAAACCACACCCTTCTCATTCATTAAATCAAGAACCTGTACAGGAAGATCAATGTAAGGTCTACCCTTACTGTCCACCTGAACCGTAACGGAAGAGTAGGTAGAAATAAAACTACCTGTATTGTTTAGGTTATAATGTTCAGCGCGGAGGCGATTGGCCACTACCTGAATCCACCAAATTATTTGGGTAATACGAATATCAGCATCGTCAAACACACGCTTGAAAGATGTTAATAAATCGTACGCAACTATTCTGTAAGTCATATAGTTATATTAGTTTCCATTTATATTTAAACGCTGTTTTTCTTTCTCCTCGCGCACACCTAAGTATGCCAGATGTTGCTTGTTCCTTGCCTAAATAATCAGAAGCCTCTTTTATGGAATTAAATGTTTTAATCTTTTTTCCATCTAATGAGAACATTTCGACAGGCAATTTTCTTGTGTGACCATCTGATAATGATTTTTTATGAGCCACTGATAGTTTTTTGCCCATTAACCTATCGGACATCGCCTTTCGTTGCTCTTTAGTTCTTTTTTTACCTGTACAACTTTTTATCCTTTTCTGCTTTTCTTCTTCACCTTGTTTTCTTCCTCTAATTTTATCTGCACTTCTTTTCACCATTTCTGGGTCTCTTTTTTTTCCAAGCCAATAACCTGGCTTACCAGTTGATGCTTTCCTTAATTTATCTATTGTTTCTTTAGCTCTATATTTGGTTGCTCTTCCGCCCTCATCCAAATTAGTTAATGTAAACCCCCAAGTTTTAAAAAGGCAAATATAGAACCGTTCCCAAAACTCCCAATCTTCATCACTAACAGTATCAATAACAAAAAGATTTGGTTTTAAATCTTTTTTTATAAGCGACTGAATCCATTTACCCTTCCATGTATTTTCTTTTTGGTTTATGTGTAATCTATATCTTCTTGATAAATCAACAGTTTTTCCGACATATCTTACATGCCCTGTAATCGGATCAATCAAACAATATATAAACACCTCCCTCATTAGTTAATTGTTTTAAGTAGTAATGAAATGTCTGCCTGAGTAACTCCCCAAAGGTTAGTTCCATCACCTTGTTTGTAAGCGATGTAAGCAAGCGACTTGGCTAATATCAATTGAAATACGGTGGCAGGAAACTCAATAGGGTCTCCCAAAGCGACTACGGGAGTTGGTTTCTTTGAATAGAAAACTGTCACCAATGCCTTGTTTGCAACAGGGCGAATCTCAATCTCAGAAGCAATAGAAACGGTGTTGTCAGGATTGTAAGTAACCGGATTTAAGTAGGCGTATTCTTGTACCCCTGTGCATATAGCTACTCCGTCATATCCTGGCATAAATGGATTCTGTCTGTTATATGTCCATTCTTCCTGAGTAAGTCTCTTTGTGTATTTCGTTGCCCTAACATGAAATAAGTCGGGACGGTAATAACTCTGCTTGTCATTCGTCATAGCAGGAACAGCGGCTCCGGTGGTAGATGTTTCAGGTTCTACTTCTACAGAATTTATCGTCCATACTTCGAATGGAAAGGCGGCTAATGTTAGTCGGCTAAAGTTAGATGTACGGAAAACATGTGCATAAGATAGATCTCGGAAAATTTCTTCTCCTGGTTTTTTCTGTCCAATAGTGGCATTAACGACAGATTCCAGCCAACGAACTGAATCGTTAATAGCTGGAATAATATCTAAAGTATCACTATAGTAGTCAGCTCCTTCTGCGTCAAGCGCAGCTCTCATAGCATCGGCAATATCTTGTGAATCGATAGGCATAGGGCAAATATAATAAATTTATACGTTACCCCTGTTGATTTTAATAACTTATCCTTTCATCACAGTCTCCAACAAATTTCGATCCTCAAGCATTTTTTTAGCATCTTGATTCTCTCTGTCCTTTATGGACTTCATTGTGTCGTCTGCTCTTAGTTGAATTAGTTCTGTTCGCATACCCGCAATATCGGTTTTTACAGTCAATCGAGGATCACCCTTAATTGCAGCTATAACCATTTGGTCACTCAACTGAGCAACACGAGTAGACTCTTTACTCAAGATATCAGCATAGGCGTGGTTGTAGTTCTTAGCTTCGGTGATAGTTTTGTAAAACTTAACACCAAAATCAGGGCTACCCTCCATGTATTTTACCTCTCTTTTGCTTTGGCTCTTGTGTTCACATATAGCGTGAACCTTAGCGTTGAATCCTGTACCAGATGTGTATCTGATAGAAGGGACAAAACGAATTGGGCCATTAGGAGGTAAAAGCATTTTGCCTTTTAATTTATAGCTATGTAAAGAACATTGAGATGTGTAGGCGAAAAAAGCAACAGGAACATCTAAATAATCATCAAGAGTGTCTTCGTCTAACTCTGAATAATGTTGTTCTGGCGACTTACTTTTGGTTTCTTTTATTGTTTTTATCTCTTCACGAAGAGAAGCGTTTTCTGCCTCCATCTTCTTTTGACTGTCGAGAATTTTTTGAAGGATTTCATTATCAATATTTGATACTTTTTCCTTATTTTCTTGAGGGCTTACTTTTGCCTCAGCACCCTTATTATCTTGGGTGGTTTTTACTGGTGTTGCCATTTTTATGATTTATAACCTAAATGCCCTCCCCGTGAGAGGAGGGATTTAAGTATTGATTAGGAATATTAGAAAGTCAAGTCAATGTAAGCAGATGACATTGGGTTGTTCATTGCAACACCCATTTGACAAGCTACCCACATATCTTTGTATGACTTAGCGAAACCTTGTGAACGGTCAGGAGTTGTTCCAGACATAGCTCCCCACATTTCATAAGTATCAATTGTGTTATGATCTAAGATAACGATACGGTTTTCAAATCCAGGATAGAAGTCAGCTTGTGACTGGAATCTTTGGAAAGGAACGATAACGATACGAGAAGATCCAAGTTGGATTTCGTTAAGGTGTAACTTAGCGATAGATTGGTTCTCCGGAGTGTAACGGATTAATTGGTCAGTATATGCCTTACGTAATTCGTTTGCGATACGTGGAGTCATATAAGCGAAGCGAACTTCACCATAGTTTCCGTACTCAGAAGATAATACCATATCTTCGAAAGCGTCAACTAATGTAGCAGAAGTTGTGGTTGCGTTTGGCGAACCTGCATTCTGCATCATTGTGAAAACACCATCAGTCATCTTAGCTCTATCTCCAGCAGCAGTAGTGATTTCTCCCTTACGGCCCATCCAGAAAGCATTCGATAAATCGATTTTGTGTTGACGCATCATATTTTGGCTTTCCATTGAAAGGAAGTCAGCGTTAACTGCACCTTTTTGTAACTTGTACAATTCAACAGCTCCGTAGTGGATAGCTTTTGAAAACAATTGGATATAACCATTACGCTCGATTGTGTCAGCGCGGAAATATTGTGCGAATCCATCAACACCATCAGCTTCAACAGAAGAGATGTTAGCGAAGATATCACCTAAAGCAACTGCAGGAAGAGTACTGTTGGTCATTGGAGTCACAGTAATTTCGCTGGTTGCAGTATTGATAGCAGTAACATTTCCAAGTGAACCATTAGGATAAGCAATGATTGTGTCAGTTGCAATATTTGTTAATGATTGGATTGGGAAAGTTTGAGTTGTAGGCCAAGTTACAGCAACAGCTGTGTTTGAAGCTGTCAACGGTTGACGTTGGTATCCCATTTCTTTGTAGAAGAATTCGTCAGAATTCCAAGACTTAGGTGACTTAGCATTCATTAATGCCAAATCATAAAATTGCTGAGGAGATGAATCAAAGATTGCAGCTCTTGTTTGCTTCGCTACTAAAAGCGAAATATCGTGTCCGAATTGTTGTGCATAATCGGATCCGATTGAGTTCAGGTTTACGTTACTGAACGCGTCATTGGGTAAGTTGAAAAGTGCCATTTTTTAGTTGTTTTTTGTTTTTTTAAAGTTTTTAAGCATAAGGGTTTTTTGATTGCTGCATATAAGACAAGTGTCTAACGGCTTCATTAGTCGCTTGCTTTTCTGCATTCTCAATCGCTTTCGAACTTTGAATTGTCTTTTTGCCTCTCTCTACAATTTCAAGATTAGCTTTTGACTCTCCTCTGTTCTCAGCTTGGTTTAGCAAATCCTTAACCAGATCTTCACCGTATAATGCAAATGCGACAAATTTTGCAGCATTCTCTTTATAGGCTCCATTCTTTTCCTTTAAAAGGTCTTCAACATTACCTTTGACCAAGAACTGACGGATACGTTGTATCTCGGCATTACTGAAGTCAGGGTATTCTTTTTTTAGGGCATCCACGGAACCGGATACGGAAGTGCGAAGGTTCTTTTCAGATTCCTCTGCATTACGCATGATGTCGGCACGCTTGTTCTCAAATTGCCCCTTATCCCTTTCAAAGAGTGGCTTTGCAGCATCTCTCAACATGTCGATTCTTTCTTCGAGGTCTTCCTCGTCATAATCTCCATCTTCAAATTTTTGCAACAAAGACTTATACTTGTCAGGGTAATAAAATTTTACCACATTCTGTTTGTCCAGCTTCTCATAAGCCTGATTAAAATCAGGTCTTGAACCAATAGCAGCAACCGATTCTCTCCAATCATGCCCATTTGCATAAGCAAGAAGAGCTGTCTTTAAATCGTCCGGTAGCTTTCCTAATTCTTCATTAAGACCATCATAATCTTCCTGTACTTTAGCCAGAGATTGTGAGTCTGTCCTCCACTTAGGTATTATTTCTTCAAAGAACTTATTTGGGTCTTCCGCCCCAAAACTCTTAACAACTTCCTTTAGTGCTTCTTGATCTATTTTATCAAGTGCCGGATTAGGCTGTTTTGAATTTTGTTTATTGGTTTTTAAACCAAATGGATTTGTAGCCTTACCCTCTTTTTCTTCTCCTTTTGTCTCTTCGTCTTCAGAATATTCTTCCTTTTTAGCAGACTGCTTTGTGGAAGTTTTAGCTGACCTGTCAACCGCATCTTTCATGCGGGCTTCAATCGCCTTATATTCATCAGAGTCTTTAACTCCAGGATGTAAGATTGTAAGACCTTGTAGGTTCTCCCATTGTTGTTGAAGGTCAACAGGGCTTACTTCTGCCTGTCTAAGTACCTGATTTTCAACATTGGTAGAATCCTCAACCTCAATGGTTTCTTTAGATGATTCACTCATATTGTTTAGTTTTCACAAAGTTAAAGAAATTATTTCCTATTCTGCAAGTTATTTCTATTATTTAATTCAGCGCCAATAATTGTTCTCTCAGTTTGACTCTCTTCTTTTAGGGCTGTATTTTGTAATTCATGATCCTTATCTCTCTCGTCTTGAGCAATAGCAAGCTCTTGTTGTTGTTGCATCATCCCTGCTTGTTGTTGTTGCATAGCGCCCATTTGTTCCTGCTCTTGAATCATTCTCTGCTGATTAATATTGTCCTGTTGGTTTTTAGCAGCAAGTAACTCTGTCTGATATTCACGGAAAGATTTAGTAACCTGATCCGGTGTAGCTCTTCCAAGTAACATAGAGAAACGATATGGATCTATTAATTGAGCTTGATATAGCGTCCAAATTAAGGCATCAGCATTAGATCGAAGTGTAGCAATATTTTCTGTTCTCTCAACATCAATACGGAAATCTTCTAACATGTGGTCTTTAGTGACAGTCAGAATCTCATACCCTCCATCACCGGTAATCATTGCCATTCTTCGTGGGGAATCGTAATAGATTTTCTTACCTACCGTAGCCATGTGTTGATATGCTTGTTCGAGAACTTTTGTTATTCCATAATAGAATGGCTCCTGAATAAGACTTCCTCTTCCAATATTAGCCTGGGTAACTCCAACAGCGGTATCAGCATTACTTCCTGCACCCATCATTGATTCGTTGATACCTGTAACGTCTCCCATTGACATTTGGAATTCTTTAGCGGTATTGAATAAGGTAAAGACGTTTGGATTAAGTGTGGTTGAATATTGTCCAATCGAATTTTGAATTGATCCTGTACGAACCGTTTCTAAAACGATAGGCTTTCCTGTATTAACAGCTCTCTTAGTTCCTTCTTCTCCATCACGAGGGTTTATAGCCTCAGCAGCGATGGCTGTTCCTGATACGCCTGAATTATTAATTTGGCTCTCCGCAACAGAATACATACGGTTAACTAATCTTTGAGGATTAATAGCGTCATCTAATGGCGTAACAATTTGTCCCTTGTCATAGTTCCAAGTATAAACCTTGAATGGATACTGAACGCTTGATGGATCATATCTGTTTGTTTCTTGATATGGCAACTCTCCCCACTCAAGAATAATATCTTTAGCTGCACCAATTTGTTCGGAAGGAACAAAAATGCAATATCTTAATGTGTCTACGTAAATCTTAGTTGTCTTCTTGCCTTTAGTGAAAAGCTTATCTGTCTTTTCATTCTTAGGAGGATCAATAACATCTTTGGTTTTATACTTGCTTTCTTCCGTATTTATACGAACAAACATAGCATAACCATAGTCGTCTAATACGTATCCGTATTCTTGTGGTTCTGTATCTCTCCAATATGTTTCATAAACAGGAATGCGTCCACCCGGAGTTCCGTATGTATAATATTGGTTGATTAATGACTGTGCATTAATTGATGTGGTAACAGAAGATTTTTCTATTGACTCTCTATCTTCAGCGGAGATATCCTGGAACCTTTCATAAATAGAAGATGGGTTCATCCAATACCATTGACCTTGGTAAGCTGCGTCTGATAAATCTGGTTTTATTGCGGTATGATCAAAAAAGAAGAACATTGGGTCGATAGCTTCGCCACAATATTTCATATTAGACTCGTAACCCTTGTAAATTCCGATTCCGTTTATCGCCATAAATTTAGCAATACGAACTTTTATCTCGACAATATCAATATCCTTCTCTATATATGTAAGAAGGTTGTTAATCGTCTCTGTAAGGTTATCGTCAAACATAAGGTCGAAATCCTCCATAGTCTCCTCTTCGGTTTCGCGAATAGGAACACGGTCAGAAATTATATCCTTCATATCCGGCATCAACTTAGAAAGTTTATGGAAGCCTTTAAGCCTTAACATTTCTTTCTCTCTTCGATTAACAACAAAGTCTCCAAATGTTTTAGCTCTTGCGTTATAAGATAATCGAATAGCATTACCTACATATTGTTCCACCATAGGGCGGATTAAGTTCTTTGTCCACTTAAGACGATTACGGACATCACCGCTTTCGTCAAGGAAAAAGCCTTCTAAATCTTCATCAAATATCCATTGACCATCTCCTCCTTTATAGAAGGACCAGTTGGTCATAGACTTTAAAATAAATTCTCTATGATATAAGTCATTTAACCCGTTTAGCGTCCAGCGAGCAAATTTATTATGATACGCCTCATTCTTGACTTCATCAAGCTGATTTGGGCGGACAGGGTTTACAACTATATTAAAGTTCATTATTCAAGTTCTTGGGTTATATCTTTAATGGACGCAACGGATTTATAATTCAATTCTTCTTTTTTCTTATTCTTAATTGAAACACCATAGCCTCTTTCAAGTTGTTCTATTAATTTTGGTAACTCTTTGTTTGCATTAAAAACAAAATCTGTGTACTTCTTTTTCATATCACCATCCATCATTGCCATGTGATCCTGAGAAACAAACAAAAGTTGTTGTATTTGGTCAAACGAATATTCTGCGATAAACCTTGCTCTTAACCTAAATATCGGATTATATTTTACCATTACATTGATGGCATCCTTTATATGGTCGGGCATTTTACCTTCAATAATATCCTTTACATCATTTCTTGAGCTAACAGCGTTCTTTCCATAAGCAAGGATAGCTGCTTCTCTCCATCTCTCTGATTTATCTAAATGAATTATCGGGCTTGTTCTGTTTGATACATACCAAACAAACTTTAGGTCGGAAGGAGACATATCCTTAAACTCAGGTACTTCTGCAAGCTCCGGGTAATCCAATCTGAGATCATTACTTTTAGGTTCAAATAATCTTAAATCGAACAAAGGGTTTTCATCACTTCTCTCCTTTTCAGACATTCTTTTTAGATTTTATCATTACTTTTTTACTATATAAACTAACAATTCCACTTTCTTAAATACTCTTCTGCTTTAGAAGACTCCTTATTATAATATAGTAAATAAATCCTTGCAAACTCTAATAAAAATGGATCATCTTTAAAATGACCTAATCCCATATTACAGTTATTACAAAGCATTCCCCTTACTATATTTGTAGTATGACAATGATCAACTACAAGTTTTTCTTCAGATCCGCATATAATACAACTTTCAGTTTTTAATAAGTCTTTTAACTCCTCATCACTTATCATTGACCTATACTGACCTCTTCTTATTTCACTTCTATAATTTCCTCTACATGTTTTACACCAACTATCAAAACCATCTAATGTTCTTTTATGAGCTGTAAAATATTCATTTATTCTTGGCTTTTCTATATTACATTTTTTACATGTTTTATTTTCTAAAAAACCTTTTTCTAATTGTATTTTATTGCTATACTCTTTTGAACACGAAATACTACAAAAAACAGTATTGTTCTTTTTTAAAGTTTTTTCAATATCTGATTTGCGTCTTATAAAAGAAGCATCACAATGTGTACAATTATATTCTATCTTCTTTGATGGCATATCAACAGTTCCATTTTTTCCTTGCTAATCTTAATCTACTATTTGGGTCTTTAGCTGCTTTTGGAAAATTAGCCATTTGCCCTGCAGATCTTGCACAAAAGCTTTTTCTTCTCTTTGCATCCTTACTATCGGGATCAAGTTTAGAAGGCTTAGTAGTTACAGCCATCTTAAGTTTACTGCCGGTATTAGCGGCTCTATATGAAGCTACGCCTTTAGCATTTAATCCGCCTGTTTTATTCTTACCCTCTTTTCGAGTCCATGCTGGTGTCTTTGCCATTTTTATTATTTTAAATAGAAAAAATGAGTCTAATACTTATCTGCTTTTTTAGCACCTTTTTTATACTTTGATTTCATTGATCCTTCTTCTTTTTTCTCGTAAGATTTAGACTCTTTTGCTTCGTGAGCAAATGCTTTCTTTAGCATTGGAAATTTTGATTTCATCATATTTTATTATTGTTTTGGACTTCTAACCTCTAAAGCCTTCACTAAACCAGATAAATTTACATTTTTTTTAGGAACAGTACCTGATGGTTTGTATTGGACATCACGAACCAACTTTTGCATCATGGGCTTAACTGTTTCTTTAACACTTAAAGACCTAATCTTATCAAGGTCATTATTGAATGCTTTTCCTGTTGGTGTTGACTTATCCACCTTAGTATTTTGCATCGTTTTTTTCATTTTCTTTTTTGGGTCATCTCCGTATAGTGCCATAATGTTATTTTTTTATTTTTTACCAAAAAGGGTGGCAGTTGTACCACCACCCTTAAAGGACCTATTAATATAAAACATGAAAGAAAGCCAGTATTACATACCGAATCCTAAGAACTCAGCTGTAGTAGCATAA